TCCGCGCCAGACACTCTAGCCTAGGCTAGTTGATCTCGAAGCTAGGAAGGTCGACCTTCATAGCCTTGATCTGGTTAACGGTCCACCTTCCCATGATATCGGCAAGCCCGAAGGTGTGCGGTTTTCCATAGGTATCCGGTATCACAAGCCCGATTGTCTGGCCGTTTCGTAGAATCCAGTAAGCGGAAGGCTTCATAGCGGCGCCCCTTTCCTGGTTAGTATTCTCGAGTCACGCGGCACGCGGTAACGTTGATCTCGATATCCGCGGCGCCAGTAGGGTTGACGATCTCTCGCGCCACACTAGCGGCATGTTCCATGCCAGTGATTCCCTGCACATTGGGATCCAGATAGAACGTGGGAAGCTGGATCGCGGCGCCCCTCGAGGTAACAACAACCATGCATGCCCACATGTAAGGGGTTTCGTACACTGGCCTTCCCTCCGGTTGATCTGGTTTATGTGCCAACCTTTCGCGCTTCCGCGTGAGACACTCTAGCGTGCCTTCCGCCGGACCTTCACAAGCCCGAAGGTGTCTCACGCGGAAGGCCAGGGAAGGCAAGGGGAAAGTGTCCCCGGCGGAAGCGCGATAAACCGCCCGAAGGATTAAGAGATCTACTCTAACCACTTGCCTACATTAACCTAGATCAACCCTTTTCAAAACGGATCGGTAGCAAGCCAACCCGTAATCCCAACTATTCCAGCCTCTTAACCCACATAGAAGCCTTAGATCAACGGATCAAGCTTCCCTAGAAGCCCAGCAACCCTAGCACAAAGCCCCCTCGAAGCCCGAAGGCAAGCCACAAAGCCCCCTCGAAGCCAAGCAACCCGAAGGTCTACCGCCGGACCTTCACAAGACTTCCAAGCCAACCTAGAAGCCCGAAGGCAAAACCAGAAAACCAAGCTACGCGTGCATACAAGCGTGCAACATGTAAGGACTATGTGATCCTAATAGGTGCTATTGCATAGTGTGCTTTGCAGTGCATACTCTGCATTGTCCCCTATAGGGGGTAAGGCCAGGATCCACAGAGTAAAACCCACCACAGAACAAGCCCCCTTTGCCCATGCCTAACTAGCCGTAACCACTAGCCGATCCGGGAGTCCAACCCAAGGGGGATCTAGGGGGCGATGATCCAGGATCATCCTAATGATATCAAGCTCTTATATGGCCAGGATCGTTGATCTCCGATTGACTCTCGATCCGGGATAGGGGGGAGGGGGCGCCACTCTCGACCTAATAGGCCAATGATTCCGCACACATGGGTGGCATGTACAAGCAGTAAACGCGTATAGACACCCTATGCGTGTGGTAGCTCCCGACCGCATATGGCTGTAGCCCATTTGTTGATCTTTAATTACCTGAGGGTCCCATCTTGCATATAATGCAGATTTTGGGCAAATCTCGAACGTAGTTGAGATAGTGTCCGGTACGGAGCCAGATCTCGCATATAGTTGAGATAGTGTCTGGTGCGGAGAAGGCTGCGCCTTCGGCGCAGCCCTGCTCCTGCTTCAGCTCGAGTCAGAGAGAGGAAGAGATCCTTGGTTACGGCCTTCTGGTTCCTGGCTCTGAGCTGGGGGCCTGCTCTTTGGTTGTTAGAACAGCGTCTGAGGTCAGTAGAATGGGGCATGGTCGAGAAGCAGATGAAAGAGGAGAAGCTGGAGCGGTTGAAGCAGCTGAGGCTTGGCGCTCTGAAGGAGCTGGAGAAGGAGCCTGGGGGCTCCATTCACTGGCACCGGCTGATGAAGCAAGTGGACAGGCTGGAGGAGGAGATATATGAGATCGAGGGCGATGGGAAGTCCAGCCTGTGCCTGACCTGTGGTTGCGAGCTGGGTCTGCCTGGCGGTTATGAGGGAACCGACCTCTGCGGGCCTTGCTGCTGCGGGGAGGCTGAGCTGCTTTCGGAGAGGGGAGAGACCTGGTGATCCTGACTCCGGCGTCCATGCGGGGGCTCTGCTGCCGGGCTTTCATCTTGCCCTATGGGCCGGAGGAGCTGTGGGAGTTCGCGGAAGCGGCGCGGGCCGGCAAGCCGAAGCGTCACTTCAGCTCGGACATCATCCTGGTGGCGGACATGGTTCGCTACATCGGGCCGCGGGTCTGCAACCAGATCGCCGGCTGGCCCTACAAGGGGGACGGGTGGGCTCACGTCTACTCCTGCCGGTACATCCAGCCTGATGGGCGATGTGAGATCTACTGGCTCCGGCCCCACGTCTGCAGGATCTACGATCACTGCGAGTACCCTAACCACTGCGAGAGCACCTACTGCTCGGTTCACCCGAGCAACAAGGGAAGGAAGATCAAGATGCCAGAGAAGATGTTCGCTGAGGTGAAGGCTTACGACAAGGTCTTCGAGCAGGAGGCCTGTGAGATTGTCGAGACCGAGCGCGGAGACCGAATCGTGGACCCGGAGCGGTCCCGACCCCACGCGGCCCTGGAGCTGGAGCAGCTCATTCAGAAGAAGGAGGCTGAGCTGGTGCAGCTGCGGCAGGCCCTGGAGTGGGTGCGCCGCAACTGCCCTGTGGATGGTCCGGTGGAGGAGCTGATTCACCGCGGTGTGGTGTCCTCGAAGTACTGACGGAGGCGATCATGTTCCCGGACGAGGAGACAGTACTGATGTGGGCGAAGAAGCTGTTTCCGACCGCGGTGAAGCTGCAGCCCACGGAGTACCTGTGCCGCTTCCCCGTGGTGTGGAAGGTGCTGACGGCGAGCGGGAACTGCGTGGCCATCGCGGCGGCGAGCGATGACGATCTCGTGCCGTGGTTCATGCCCACGGGATCTACGGAGTTTCGGTTCTGTCCCGTGTGCAAGGAAGTGATCGTGGGGATCGCGATCGACGGCTTCTGTAGCGACCGCTGTGCTGCGAAATGGGATCCAATCAATGGATGCGTGCGATGAGTAGCCGAGAGTGGACCCAGAAGGAAGTCCAGACCAAGTTCCTCACCCACCTCTGGCATCTGGTCGACTACTGGGAGCGGGAGTCTCGGGCGAAGACCTCCGCGGAGAAACTCCAGGGGCTGCTGCACAGCTTCCTGGTCACGCTGGATGGGGGAGCCTGCGACCTGCCGGGGTATGACCTGATCCCTCGGACGCACCCGGAGGACAAGCCCTATCACATCGAAGAGGGCGAGAACTACTACCGGCCCTACGAGACCCCGGATGACGTGATTACAGTTCATGGTGAAGATCACCTTCACGAGCTGATGCACGACCTGGGGAGGAGGCTGGGCCTATGCACGAAATGAGACGAAGATCAGTGCCGTTCCTGGAGCAGCTGATCTGCGACCACGGCAAGAAGCTCGCGGATTGCGAGTGGTGTGATTGCGAGTGATGTTGCATGCGCGAGGACGGAGCCGCGGAGGCCATCTACGAGCGTGCCGAGGAGCGCTGGTTCCAGGAGCACGGCGCGGAGCTGCGGCAACGCTACGAGGCGCTCCGGGACGAAGAGTGCATGCTGTGGGAGAAGTTGAGGAACTGTCGCAGTAAGAGAGATCAGCTGCAGGAGCACGACTGCCCCCACATCCACATGAAGAACGAGGGAACAATTACGTTGTGCCCTGACTGTGGGAGGATTTGGTGAAGCAACACGAGTTCCACAGGACTGCCAACACCTCTCTGCGGGAGCTGGAGCAGGAGTTCGTCAGGCCACGAAAGGAGAAGAGCATGTTCGGACCACCAAAGGATGTCGAAGATCAGTGCAACGCTCGCTTGATCCTCGGAGATGACTACGGGGACAACTCCACCACCTTTCGTTGCCCTCTTCCGCTGGGGCACGAGGGGGTTCACAAGGAGGAGTTCAAGCACGGCGGCGGACAGGTGACGATCACCTGGGAGAGAGACGAACGCGTAACGGAGGACGACGATGCCGAGCCGACCCCAGAGGTGGATGAAGGCCTGTGAGAAGGCCAGGAAGGCCTACGCGGACCTCGAGGAGGCCTTCGGCGAGCTGCAGGAGCTGCAGAGCGAGTATGAGGAGTGGCAAGGCAACCTGCCCGAAGGAGGCAGCGCCACGGCCACCGCGGACAAGCTCGAAGAGATCGTTGGTCTCGAGCTGTCTGTGGAAGACCTCGAGGCACAGATCGATGCCGCGGAGGGAGTGGAGCTGCCACGGGGCTTCGGGAGAGACTGATGGCTAGGCAGACCTCAGCGCAGGCATATCAGAAGATCAAGGATGATGGCCTGCTGTCGCGAGTTCGACTGAAGGTCTATGTCTGGCTCTACCAGAATGGTCCTGCTACTGCTGGCGTGGTTGGCGAGGGCATCGACTACAATCGCAACAACACGGCAACTCGACTTAGCGAGCTTCGAGATCTGGGTGTGGTTCGAGAATGCGGAACCCAGAAGGACCCCACAACGGACATGGAGGTCATACTCTGGGATGTCACTGATCAACTGCCAGTAGCGAAGCTGATCAGGAAGAGTGCGACTCGTTCCCGCAAGCAGCTCCTCGCGGAGATCGAGTATTTGAAGGATCTGCTTCGGCGGGCACTGACACGTATCGAGGAGCTGAAAGCGAAGGTACCATGACGTTGGAAGAGTCGCAGGCTAGAGATCAACCTCAGGCGAAGAACCCGGATCGCTACGATCGCATGGTCAAGTTCTTCTCCAACGCGGAGACTAAGGAAGACCTGCAGCAGGCAGCCCTGCTGTATGTCATGGACATGAAGTACGACCGAGGTGACATCGCTCTGGCTCTGCACACGGTCGAGATTTTTCGTGGCTGGCATCATTAGGGGTCTTGACAGGTGAACGATCTGGAACTACCCTGTTTTCATGCTCGCCAACGATTGACAGTCAGCCCTTCGCGGCCCCGCAGAGTCAGCAACCCCTCTACCACTACATCATCGTCAGGTCTGGGCTCCCGCCTGGGCTCATGGCGGCGCAGGTCTGCCATGCCGCCGGGGAGTCGAGCCCGGGGAACCTGGCCGCAGGAACCTATGCTGTGGTCCTCGAGGCCTCCAAGGCCGAACTCGAGGCCCTGGAGCAGCGTCTGCAGCTAGCCGGCTGGTGCCGAGGAAGTGCGCCAGCTGTGAGGCAACGGCTTTTCCGTTCTCAACTACCCTGTGCCCTTCCAGGTTGATCATGGGGGCTTCTCCACCGGTCATGGCCAGGTGGAGAGTCCTTGTTCTGGTGGGAGAGGTAGGTTCCACGGCGGCCCAGATGCAGAGCTGTCCTTCTGGGTCGTGGCCGAAGCTCAAGATCTGTGATGTTCCTGGCAGGTCTACTTCTTGATCACCTTCTTGTCTTTTCAGTGGGTACTTGTAGATCTTCATTCGTCTTCCTCTTCCTTTGGTTCGTACGGGTCCTCTTCGCTTTCGAGTTGAGTTTCGGCGATGGGGAACGCGCCCTGCACCTGGCCGCAATCCAAGCAGAGGTTGAACCTGATGTAGTCCCCGCCACCGATGCCCATGTCGCTTGGAACGTAGTCGTTGATCTCTTTTTCTCCTAGTTGGACCGAGCACATGTCGCTGGTCTTTCCACTGATGTCGACGACTCGTTCGCTCTTGCACCTCTGGCAGGCCATTCAATCCTCCTTTTCTTCGCATTCTGGACAGATGGTGTGTTTCCCTGTCGGGATGCACTCAGGGCAGCCCTCACGCTTACAGCGAGGGCAGATGAAGATGAACTTGGGTTCGACATCTGCTCCGCAGTGAGGGCAAGTGACGAGGCCGGCGCTAGCTTGCATCAGCTCGTGCCGCATGTTCTTTTCGCGGTTGAGATGATCTACAACGCTGTAGATCCTGGCCTTGCTGTCCGAACCTGAGGTACTGGTTATGAGGCTGTGCAGTGCTATGTTGATGATCTCTAATTCAGCACTGCACAGTTCGATTCGATATGGGAGATCTGAGTCTCCGGTGAAGGCATGGCAGCTGCCACAGTAGCCGTTTTTTTCATCGTTCGGGTTGTGCGAGGTCTTTCCGCATCGCGGGCAGGTGAAGCTCATCACTTCTTCTCCAGGAACTTCTCGACCGAGACCCACTTCGCGGAGGCCAGCTTCAGCATCTTGTGGCCCCGCTCTTCGCGCTTCACGGCATCGTCCCACCGGTCGACGTCTCGGTGCTCGAAGACGCCATCCTGAACCAGGCTCACCAGCACGCGAGGTTCCAGGGCGTCAAGCTCCCAGCTCTCGTCACCGAACTCCTGCTGGTAGGCTTCGAATCGAGAGTCCGTGGCCTTGGCAGGGTTCGGCGGCGGGTTGTACTGCTGGACCTGATCGTAGTTGAGAGCCAGACGTTCGATCTTGGTGCCGGCGCCGAAGACCTGGAATCGCTCCTGGATGTCGCGGGTCATGTCGAGCCCACTCGGGTCGTGGTCACCGAAGTGAAGAATCTTGGTCTTGAAGCCGTCGTTCTCCCACCGCTTCATGCGCCCGGCAGCACGCCACATCTCGCTCTGCGACACGTACCCGCGGCAAGCAAGGAGGGGAACGTCCAGCTCGCGGCAGACGCGATCGAAGATACCGGTGAGGGCCTCTTTCTCCACCCAGATCTCGAGGCGCCAGTCTTGGGTGGCCCACTTGTCGATGCTGTAGGAAGCAGCCGCGGAGCGGATGATGTCGGCTGGGGTGTCCCAGTGCGAGTTCCCTTCCACACCGCGGGTGCGGTCTTCGATGGACTCCCAGTCGATGAGCCCAGCCAGCCTGGCGTCGTTGATGATTCCGCCCAGGCGGGCGTAGTTCTTCTGGGTGTTCTTGGTGTCGTCCGGCAGGCTGTTCTTGCGGTTGTAGTTCACGTCGATCCAGCTGTCTGGGAACACGTCTCGGGCCACGAACTGGTAGTAGAGCTGCCGCAGGGTCAGGGTGTAGCCGTCGGCCAGGTAGTCCTCTATGATCCCATTTGCACGATCTATGATCAGTCGAGTGTCGCCTCGGAAGTTCTTGTCCACGTAGCAGATGAGTGGCACGGCTACTCCTCCTCTCGAAGGCGCTTGATCTTGGCGCGGATGCGTTCAGCCTGTTCCAGGTGGCTGTCGCGCATCCGCTGCTGAGACTCCTTTCCATACCAGGGCGGGACGAACTGGTTCTCCCAGTCTTTGGCACACCGCTCGAGGTACGCCAGGTGCTCTTCCTTGGAGCGCATCTGGTTGTCGCCGCCCAGGTACTTTCGAGGCTCGCTCACTTGGGGTCTCCGTCCGTGTAGAGGTGGGTGAGGGTTGCCCCTTCCCGGGGACCCTTCCAGAACGACTCGATCCACAATCTTTTGCGAAGGCTGCGACCGGGACCGTAGGGTTGCTCGCGGTAGTGACCACGGACCACGAAGCGCTTGCTCACGGTCCAGGCTGGGGAACCCAGCGCCTGGTTCTTCGCGGCGGTGATCAGCTCACGGTCCAGCTTGATCTCTTGTCCCAGAATCCACACGCTGGGTATCGGCATGGACGACTTGGAAGGTATGCGGCGCTTGGCTCTCTTGGTGGTGTAGGTGTTCTGGCGCTGGCCGCGACCTCGTTCGTTGACGTAGAAGCAGAGGTTGGTCATCAGACGCCAGCCGTTGGTCATGGAGGTCTGCTCGGTGGGCTCAAGATCGAAAGTGTCCATCCCTCCGACCGGTAGCTTGTTCTGCTCGGTCACGATCTTGAACCAGTCCTCGAACATGGAACCTTCGGCGGGTAGCATGACCTGGGAGAAGGACAGGGAGCCGTTGCGACCGATCATCAGCATCATCGCCGCCGGCTCGTGAAACATGGTCTCCATCTTGGAGACGATCATCATGCATACTGGATCAGGTGATCCGTCTGCTGGAGACTTCATGACCCAGAACTCGTAGGGTACGTGGATGAGGAAGCAGTCGAATGGCCACTTCCATTCGTCCGTTGGGACGTTGTCAATGTCGGTTAGTGCCAGACCGGCGGCAAGACTTTCGGAGGGTCGGAACACGGGTAGACCCGCTTTGGCCCATTGGCAGTACATGAAGAAGACCACGAGCTGCGCCGGAGGGGGTCCGCTGCCGGCTCCTTGGTAGCCGATGTGTCGCAGGAACTCCAGAGAAGCTTTGGAATTGGCGAATCGAGTGAAGCTGGGGTTGATCTCGATGTGCTGTTCATCGGCCAGTGTCATGCTCACCAACGAAAGACGGGCTAGGTCGTTCGGGTTCTTCGGGGTCTGAGCGATGACTCGGAGAATTGGGTCCATGTGGCCATACCTCGCGCTTCCGCCTGAGACACTTTCTACATGTCGTACTTATGGATCACATGTAGTATAAAAAATGCGGATCAGTTTACTTATAGCAGAAGTGATGTCGATCCTAATTTAGACAAGCTTGAGATTTGGCTTCTCTTTGGGCTTGGGAGCCACCGGAGGTGTGTTGTAAGGTGCGAAGGTGGCCACCGGGAGGTGCGCGTTGGGGGGCCTGCCTACCGGTATGGCCAGGGCCATCACGTAGCTCCAAGGGACACTGAGCTGGGACATCACCTGATCGAAGGAGAAGTCGCCACGGAAGCCTGTCTCGTCCAGAACTAGGTTGGGGATGAGATCGTAGCCTACGTGAATTCCTAAGGTGCCGTTCTCAGCGATCTTCGATCTTGCTTGCGGCGACAGCTCTACGTCTTCAACCACGAACACCACCAAGATGTAGCCGCAGACCTTGATCAGCTCTTCGACTGTTCTTCTCTTGATAGTGTCCAGGATGGATGCCAGCTGTACGTGGTACTCGTTCATGGATCACCACCGTCCTGGTGGGCGCTCTAGGCGCCGTGTCCATACGGCGAAAATCTTGTATGGATTGGGACCGTATGTTTCCTCTAGCTCTGAGCACCGGCAAGCATACCCTGATTCTCCGCAGTCGCAGATCGGATCCCAGTCGCCGTTTTCATCGGCGGATTCGTACGCCTTCAGCTGTCGATTGGCAATTTCTTCTGGAGATGGCCAACCGCTCATTCTTCAGTGCGACCGATGCGCTTCAGAAGCTCGTTGACCCATCCACTGCGCTCGCCCTCGTTCCACCACTTCAGGAACTTGTTCTCTTCTTCCAGTGCGATGATCTTGTCGACAGATCGTTCCAGCGGGCTCTCGGCTGGTCCTCCCTCAGAGTACGGCAAGGGCTTGGTCTTTCTTTTGAGCTGATCCTTGGCCCTCGCCAATAGGGCGGGGTTGTCTTCTACTTTCTTGATCCAGTGGTCAATGGCACCGGCTCCAACGCCGAATTTCTCTCCGATTTGTCCCCGGGTGGTACCGCTGCCGGGTGTGTTGTAGAGAACCCAGGCTTTGACTGCGTTGGCCTCTGTGAACTTCACCTCTCGTTTCTTAGTCATCTCTTCTTGCTCCGTTTCTGCTGCGCTTGGTGTGCCAAAGCTTGGCGCTCCTGCAGCTGTTCCAGGCGTTCCTTGGCACTGGAGATCTCGGTATCGAAGAACTCCGTGGCCTTCTTGGTTCCGCTGAACTTTCGAAGGAACTCGTTGATCTTCAGATACAGGCTGATTCTGTCGCTCGGATCGATTGGCGGCAGGATGAGGACTGGCAAGCCGTAGAAGACGGCAACGATGCGAACGCGATTCTTTGCGACGTTGCAGTAGACTATTGCCTCCCGGTGTTTGAGGTGTGCGTCCGTGGCAACATACGTTAGGAAGTTCTGGTTCCAGGTGACGTATCGTAGGTCTTGATCATCTTTATACCCTACGATGGACAGTGGGGATGATCCTTCGCTCATGATGGCTTCTCCAGGATGATGTCTTCGACCCGACTTGGGTCTGGTGCGTGGTCCCAGGCTTCGGCTAGGACATCGTCAGGTTCTGCATCAACGGGTGCAGAGAAAACGGACAATCTTTGATCTTTATCTAGAAGTTCGTACAGTGCCCACCCATCGTTGTCGATCATGCAGGACTTTCGAACACGTAGGATCACTCTGGGTCCTCAATACGAGCTTTGTCAGCGAGGCGCTTGGCGCGGTCTCGGGCGATGCGATCGATGTGCGGCGCCATCAAGAACAGCACAGCTTGCTTGTTCCAGATTGGCATGTTGATCCACTCGGCCACAAAGCCGTCACAGTAGTTCTGTCCCATGGTCCAGCTTGTTCCCTTGCTGACCCATGCCCACAGTTCTACAAACGCATTCTCGGTGAGGATGACTCGGGCACGTTCTACGAAGTCCTCGCAGGTCTGTCGGTCGTAGGTGGCCAACCTAGTTCTCCAGATTGAAGTCCATGGAGGTTGGCATGTGCCGCGCCTTGACGGTTCCCATGCCCTCTTCTCTGGCGTTCTTGGCGGCGGCGATCACGATCTGGACGATGACCTCTGAAAGCTTGGTGCAGAAGTCCATGCCGATGCGCAGGTTGACCTTCTTTCCCATCGCCTTGATCTTGGATACGACAACTAGCATGGCAGTCTCCATGGCCCGTTGGGCATTTTGGTGTCTGCCTAGTTGTACTAGGGTGAGAAGCTGTTCTAACGGAAAAAGTGCGGGGAGGTGCGAAAAGGCCTAGAGGGTCTTGGCGATCTTGCTGCCTTCGGCGCTGCGGCTGTAGGACGTCACACCGGCCTTGTTCTCCTGGCTGACCATCAGTCCCATGCCTTCGAGGGCCTGAAGGGATCTGGAGATGGGGCCGGGGTAGCTCTTCATGGTGTGGGCCAGATCGCCCGGAGTCACCTTGGCCTTGCCATCGACCTTCTTGAGGATCTTCTTCTGGGTGTCACTCAGACGCATTGATCTTCTCCTGTGTAGTCCGCCTGTTGGCGTCGAATTAAGAATCATAGTAGTGGATCACGAGAAGAATGCAAGTAGAAAATCAGTGATCCTTGCAGAAAGGACAACGAGAGGCGGACAGGGGGTTGTTGGGGTAGTACTTCCTCATGGTGAAGTACTCCCGGAGCAGGCAACCGAGGTCACTGAGTCCGTGCCGGTCCATACAGGTCTGGTAGAGTTCCCGGAGAACCTCATCCGGTGCTTGGTGTAACCAAGCCCACAAATGCTTGCGATCAAAGATTCTCAGGGTCGGTATGGGCTCTGGTTTCTGAGCCTCTTTGGCTTCTGCAGCTTCGTCTCGGTCACGGTCTTTGATCGTGGACTCGATGTTGGTGACCGACTCCTGGAGCGGGTCCTCGGGCTCAGATCGTTTCGCAGGTGGCTTCGCAGGAGGCTTCTTAGCGGGCGGCGCCGGCTTTCGTGCAGGAGGACGCATGTGGTGATCACCATGGCGCCTTCGGGGACCGATCCAAAGGCGTGGGCAGTGGGGTGATGGACGGTTCGTGATGTTTCAGATGCTCATTGAGCATGGCCACCAGACGAATCTCTGAACTGGCCACTCCTAAGCTGATCGCCATTAGCAGCAGGTTCATGTTGGAGTCTGGACGAAGCGCTGCCTCCTGCATGGATACCGGCAACAACGAGACGATCTCGTTTAGAATCTCTTGCTGTGATCTTGGGGTAATCATCAGCGCCTAAGCTCGTTGGCCAGCACCATGACGAGTCCAGCCTTGCCCGGTTTCGACATGCTCATGACGCGTGCCCCTAGGTCGATGAGATGCATCCCTACGGACCAGCGCAGGCGCCGGATGGGCTGCTTCTTCCAGTCTGGAAGCACGATTTGTGCTGGTCGATTCGTGTTGATCTTGAGCATCATCGGTCTCCTAGTTCGGTGCGCTTTCAGGCTTCTGCTGGTTGGTGATGTGGCACCCTTCAGTGTGGTGAAGGATGGAGTTGGCCTGGTTCACCGCCAGAGTGGCCATGAGATCTGCTCTGTCATCGCTGATGCCGTCAATGATCCTGGCCGCAGCCGTGATGAGAAGAGCCGATGCTTGAAGACGACGTTGGACGGCCTCGGGTAAGTCGTCGTTCTTCTGCTGCAGCTTGGCTGTCCGTAGCGCTAGCTTCAGCATCTGGTCTTGCAACTTGCAAATCATGCACATGAGAGCCTCTTCATTTTGGGTATTGTACTGCGGCGCCCATCGATTCTAACATGATCTTTTCCAACAGAGGGCAGACACCATGGGACAGGCAGCAGTAGCTCTTCCAGAACTTCAAGTACCCCGGACTCATGAGGAGATGTTCGAGGCAGCGTTGCGCAGGCCCAAGAACTACTTCGACCTCACGCTCAAGCAGCAGCTGGAGGTGGACCAGCGGCTGGGCATTCTAGACTGGGAGGGGCCCAGAACGGAAGTGGAAATGCAGCTCATGTCGAACTATCACGGGGTTCGCATCGGTCGGTAGATTTTTGGTTAGAACAGGTGTCGCTGCCAGTACAACTGGAAAACGGGAGGTTCCATGGGTTGCGACATCCATCCGTATGTTGAGGTTCGAGATCAAAAAGGACGCTGGGTTCTGCTGCCGGAGCCTCGTCACTTCTTTGGTCGCGGTGACAGCAACTACGATGCATTTCTGGCGGAACTGCACGCCGAGTACGTCCACGGGATTCGTCCTTTGCCGATTGATCTTCCTTTCAACATCGAGGACTTTCTGACGGAGGATCGGACGAAGCTCGACAGCGGCAAGTACCACAAGTGCAAGCATCCTATTCTGACGCTGGACGAGCGATGCTACAACACGTTCGCTATCCTAGCCGGCGTGCGCAACGGACGAGGTTTTGCGGGCTGCAAGACGGGTGAGGGGTTCAGCCCTATCTCGTCACCGAAGGGGATTCCATCGGATGCCTCGAGGGAGTATCGCGACGAGGCGAAGCGGTGGAACGGCGACGGTCACAGCCATTCGTATCTGACTCTCAAGGAGCTTCTTGAGTACGATTGGCAACAGACGACTGTGTTGCACGGGACGGTATCTTCTATTGTATACGCATTGTGGATCAAATCTGGAGACAAGGCCGCTGGAAAGGGTCCGCATTGTTGGAGTGGTGGTGTTTCGGGTCCAAATGTGCGGCATGTGTCGAATGAAGAAATGGATACGTTTGTTGCCGAGAAGTTGTTGCCTTTGTTGACGGACTGCGAAGGCTACGGATCATTAAACGGGTTCGGTACTCCCAAAGACAAAGTGCTGTTGACCAGGATCAGTGCAGCAGTCACTGGTTGGGATCACCTGTACACCCAGGTGAGCTGGACGATGACCTATGCGGAGGCGACATACGGATTCCATCGCGAGGTTCTTCCGTGGTTGCAGTCCCTAGGACTGCCACCGGACCGTGTGCGAATCTGCTTTTTCTTTGACAACTAGAACGACTCAGATTCAAATCACCCAACAGCCGGAGGAGCCAATGATGCACGAGTGCGTCAAGGTAGAATTGGAGATCATCCAAGACGAGTTGAAGTTGGTTGGTGCCGTGGTTCCACTGAAGGCCCTTCAGAAATGGAGCATTCACAGAAGGGCCCAGGCTGAGCAGTGGGCCATCAAGCAGCATTGGTCCAAGATCAAGCACCCACCCTGCCCGAAGGGTCATTCGTTGGCTGTTCCTCCTGTCCCGGCTGTGGTGAAAAGGTGGTTGCGTTCTGCTTCTGAGCCCATGGTAAACTGAGGCCCTCATAGGCCCAGGCAGCCGTGATTCCCTACGACCCGAATTCTGACACCTCTGGGACTGCTCCTATGTCCCATCCATGGTCTTTCTGGACCAACAGCATGGGTGGGAGTACGTGCTACGTTACCAACCAGACACAGCAGGTGGTAGTGCTGCGGGGTCCAGCAGCGGCTACACGTCTTCCGCCTGCTCTGGAGCGACTTGAAAAGGAGGAGAGGAGGTCGCTGGTATCGATCCAGAATAAGGTGTCATTCTGGGAGTTTGTGGATCATGTCTGCCAGAGGAACTGGGGCAAGGCGCCGAAGCGCCACCCTCCGACAAAACCCTACGGTACCTCTAACGGCATACGACCTGTGGTTATGCTGTGTTGAGATGTGGTCATTGATCTTTTTCTTCTTGACTTTCCTTCTCCGATCCTTCATCACTCAGATGATGGTCAATCTCCGCTGCATAGATGGATCAAGGTGGCGCACAGGACCGTATCCTGCCGCCTTTACAACAGCGGAACGGATGACCAACTGACGGCCCGCCTTGGCAGGCGGGCTGTCCTGGAAAGGAGGCCCGCCATGCTGCGTTGCGAACACTGTGGAGGACATGCCCAGGCGGGATTGGCTCACCTGCATAATTTAATGAAGCACCTGTGCTGGGCTTGCTGCCAGGCGGTTCTGGAGCTGCGCAAAGCTCGTGAGGAGCTGAATCGGGCTCAGAACATCGTTCTGGCCTTGACTGCCCATGTGGCGGGTCAGGTAGTGGCACGCCCTCTCAAAGAAGCTGCTTGACCCGCCTTGTAGTTCTCCGTAGGGTAGACCCAAAGAGCGGCGGTCGAAGTCCTGGCGTGGTGCCAGGCAGAACAGTTCCGCTGCGAGGAGAAGCCCATGCGAGGAGAACTCTGCGAACTCGAGGTCTGTGTCCACGGTAAGCCTTGCCACGAATACCCGCACGAAGGTCGATTTTTCATCGAAGGTAGAAAAGGATCAGAGTTCACGCTCCGAGTCCGCAATCGGACCTGGAAGCGTCTTTTGGTCGTTCTGTCAGTCGATGGACTGTCGATCATGGACGGAAAGCCAGCCAGCATTGATGGTAGCGGGTACATTCTGTACCCTCAGGCCGAGATCAACATTCCGGGATGGAGTCTGGATGACAAGGCTGTGGCGAAGTTCATCTTCGCCAAGGAGGGTCAGAGCTACAACGCTCAGTCTGGACAGGACAAGCGCAACATCGGTGTCATCGGGTGTGCCCTGTTCAAGGAGAAAGAGGAGCCCGAGGATTCCGATATCCGCTATCGCTACTTGAGGGGTCATTCCAAGGGCGCCCGTGGCATGATGCTGGGTGGCGACAGCAGCTTCTTTTCCGCTGACACCGACTGTTGTGTGACACCCTCTGGGGAAGAACCACCGATCTCGGTTTACAATGTGCAGTCTGAGATCGGAACCGGATTCGGAGCCAAGCAGGACTTCCACACCGTCAAGGTGAACTTCGAGAGGTCTTCGGCAACGCCGGATGAGTCTTTTGAGATCACTTACGATACGAGAGAGGGCCTCAAGCGTCGTGGCGTGAACCTGGATCGTAAGCCTGAGGCGGCTCATCCGAACCCGTTCCCCGCAGATCAGGGTTGCAAGCCCCCTCCTGGCTGGCGCGGGTAGGTCTAGCCAAGGTCAGTTGACTGGAGTAGATTCGGTAGAATCTACAACAGGAGCTGGCCCATGCGAACGTTGTTCTCCCAAGTGCGCCAGTTCATGAAACTGGCTGGTCAACCAATCCTGAACCGTCCCGGTGTCCCGTCGGCAAGCAATGCCCGACTAGGACTAGATCTGATTAGAGAGGAATGGGAAGAGCTGCAGAAAGCAGTTCATGTCGTCGATCGTCTGCAGGAAGAGTCGTCTGAAGAAGACCTGGTAGAGGCGCTTGCAGAGGTTGCAGATGCCCTGGGAGATCTTCTCTATGTGGTGACGTGGAATGGGCTGGCGTGGGGCCTCCCAATGCCGGATATTATGCAAGAGATTCAACAGGCCAACCTCGACAAGTTCGGCCCTGGATCTAGAAAGCTCGAGAATGGAAAGGTGGCCAAGCCGCCGGGTTGGACACCTCCAGACATCGCTCGTGTGATTAGGCGTGATCGATTGGTGAGGAAGCCGTGAAGCCAGAGGAGCGTCTAGCCAAGATCAGGTCTATCATACGAGATGCTGAGAAGGCCATGGACTCTCCTTGGTGCGATCAGCTTCCTCTGCTTCGGCAGGCTATCCTGGAAATATCGATCGCAGCTGGACCTCAGATGAGTGGGAAGTCCAAACGACGGAAGGAAGACGATGAAGCTGGATGACTGTCCACTGTGTCAGAAGATCACTTCTACCGATCACCGTGTGGAGATGGTGGACTTGGACGGGGCCAAAGCGGCCATTCTAACAGACCACCGCGGTGTCCCCGATACCGACGAAGCTGTGTTGGCTTCGGAGCTTCTGGCAGGACAGAGTGGGGCAATCACAGAAGTGGACATTGCTGGCCATTGGGGGATCAAGACTCTGTCTGGTAACTGGGAGCAGGGTAAGTCTTCCATGTACAGCAAGGAGCCGTCTCGGTGACCAATCCATTCATTGATCCGTCCCCATCGTTGACGTTCACTTGTTCCTTCTGCGGAAAGGAGCAACCTGTCGAGGCTGGAAAAGTTATCGTTTGCGACTGCGAGGGCGCCAGACAACAACAGGTGATGGAGCGGCAGCGCATGGAGAATTGGCGCCGAGAGCAAGAAGCACAAACACCAAGACGAGATCGGAGGAAGAAAGAATGATCGCCATGAGATGGGTTTTGATTTCTGGCATCCTGCTGAGCGGGTGTGGTTCTCCATGCCAGCAGATCAAAGAGACGAGATGCAACGGTAGTGTAGTAGAGGCCTGTGGTTCGAACAAGAAGTGGCAGCGTGTAATGGACTGCACGCAGGTCAAGGCCATTCGTCCTGGAGCACCGACGAAGTGGATCTGTGGCCAGACTACCACGGGCTGCACTTGCGTTCCGGCAGGAGGTAAGTGATGAGCGACGAGATTCTCACTCCAGATCTGGTGAAGGCCTTCTGGGCCCACATGCAGAAGGAGTTCGGAAGCTACGCAGTGCAGAAGGACAACTCGGAGATTATGAAGATCGCCTCTGAGGTTCTGGATGCTCTTCACATCCAGAACAAAGAGCACTTCATGAAGGACTTCGTCACGACCCTGGACAAGACGATCTACATCCCATTCGAGCTTGGCTCGAATGTAGATCGCTGGCCTCTGTGGAATCAGATCAGAGTCTGTGTCCACGAGCATCAGCATGTCGAACAGGCTGGTCGAGAAGGTCTTCCCACGTTCGCTATGAGGTACTTGACCTCGGCCTCGTTCCGCGCCGGCTATGAGGCTGAGGCCTTCGGAACAGAGATCGAGATGGAATTCTGGCGTACCGGTCAGATCTACGACATCGATTCTCGTGTGTTGGTGCTCAAGGACTATAACTGCAGCGATGCCGACATCGAGATGGCGAAGCAGATGATGACCATCCGTGCGGGTGTGGTTCAGCAGGGTGCGATTGAAAGTCGGGCAGCGATCATCGCTATCAACTGGCTCGAGGAAAACGTGCCAGGTCTCCAGATCGTGCCCTGAAGTCTTACCTCGGATCATCTACAAGACAGCATAATTACTGTAATAATCGGTTTGTTCTTGAAGATCCGCGAAATTTGTGGTGACGGTGTGATCCCTCATGTATCATCGGTAGCTAATTGGATTGGTTGACAAATTGTCGATTGTTGGTGTAGCTCAGTAAGATCCTCGACCGATCCTCAAGCCTGGCAAACAACAGGAGGCACAGCGTGTCATACAACCCAAGACGGCAGCAGGGACTCATCAGACCTCGACGCGAGCGCAGGTTGGATCCCCGAGCCGGAGTCCGTCACAGCGACATTGTGGCAGGACGTGGGCCCGAGTCGGCAAGCATCGTTGATGTTCGGGACCGTGAGCCAACGTCGCGTGGGTGGAAAGTGGTGATCCACCGCGGTGACGAGTTCGAGATGATCTACGAGTACATCTGTGCTCGCAATGCCACAGGTCTCGTGAAGAGTGAGCAAGACCGAGCTGTGCGGGTTCTGTCGGGAGAGATCTTCGTGACTGTGAACGGTCACCAGACCCGGCTTCATGGAGGTCTGTCGTTCTCGCTGCCGAAGAACACCGAGTACGAGATGGCCACATCCGGTGTTGGAGATGTGGAGTTGATCTTCTGCCAAGGACCGAACTACGAGGAGACTCTGGAACAGCTGACTGCGCCCGAGGCTGTGAACGCTCAGACGGATGTGTCTCTTCCCTCTGGTCTGCAACGTGCGGAGAGAGTTCCTTCCGAGCAAGCTCGTCGGTATGCGGAGCAGCAGGCATCGCAGCGTCATCAGCGCGAGCTGCAGCGTCGAGAGATCGTCAAAGGTCGACAGCCTCAGCATCCGATGACAGCGGAAGAGTCAGTGCAGGCTGATGCTGCTGCTATTGCTGAGGCAGCAGAGGGAAGTTCGCGTCGGCCTCCTCGTCGTCCACCCCTGGCTGGTCAAACCGTAATTGGCGTGAACCCGCGTCCGATAGGTGCATCAGGATTCGGTGACTAGCTGGAGGCTTCATGAACCCGATCTGCTTTCGGCAGTGGTCGCCGCCTACTGTGGTAGGCGGAAAAGCGATCGGGGGAATCTCCTCTCTTCTGCAGATTCAGAAGGCCACTCCCATCATCGGTGCGAGTGAGGAGCGACCCCCAGTATCGATCATCCATCCCAGCGCACCGCAGGCGACGGGTGGATCTATTCTTAATCCATCGGCGGCCACAACCAAGCCTTCAGGTTCCATCATCACGCCTGGAGCGGCACCAAAACCAGCAGCGAAGCTGGCGGCACCTAAGACGGGTGGTCCGTTGATCACTCCAGGGCCGGCACCGCGGCCAGCAGCAAAACTGGTCACTCCAGGTGGCAAGCCTGCAGAGCTTCCTTCGTTTGGTCCTGGATCGGCTGGGTATCGTCCTCCGACGAAAAGCCCACACGAAGGACCAGCACTAGAGCTGCAGAGTCGAAAGCCAGGCTTGACGACCTACGGTGCCGGAGCACCGGTGACCAGGGTGATGCCGTCGCACCTGGGTCGAGAGACGATGATGGCGTCTCCGAAGAAGGAGTCAGTTAAGCTCGAAGTCCCAGGAGCTACGCCCAGACCGGAAGCTGAGATTGAAACTCCTGGTCTCAAGCCCGCGGCAGGTGGACCATTGATTGTTCCTTCTGCCAAGCCTGAGTTGAGTGTCGCCGGCAGGCAGAAGGAGATCATAGGCGAGGGTGTTTCTGCCATCACGCAGGGCTCTGGCGCAGAGCGCACCGCTGCGATGAAACGCGCCGGTGCCATGCTGTCTCATCGCCAGAGGGAACGTGAGGCAGAAGCTCCATCTCCGGCTGCTGGTGCTGCAAATCCTGCCATGTCTTTGACACCTCCTGCCACTGCAGGCGGTACGCTTCCCCCTCCACCAGAAGGGGCGGCTGCCAGAGGAAAGACGGGACGCTCCAATCCAAGTCAGCCTTCACAAGCTGCAGCTGGAGCTGGTGTGGGTGGTGGACGAACTGGGGCGGCTCCGCAGCTGTCAGCCAGGGCCAAGCGGGCCATGGGACCAAATATCCTCGGCAACTTCGGTACTGGATATCAGATCGGGTTGCAGGGTGGAACGCTTGGTGGTGGGGCTGCAACTGCGGCCATGCTGGCTCACAAGGTCATGGGAGCGGCACACGGTGTTGCGTCCCATCCGTCTCCGCAAGAGCGTGGACGATCGGATCGTGACGCTTATCAGCAGCGAGCTGAGATGCTACGCCGCATGTCGGATCAAGCGGCGAGGTGAGGCTTCGAATGAGCATCCCGTCATTGTATCTCCACTCGAAGCTGTTTCATCGGCCTGTCCGTGATGTTCGGGACAACTCGGACCGGGACAGGAAGGTGAAGATCAAAATCAAGTCCATGCCTGACTCTCAGTTCGAGAAGCTGGAGCCAGACCCAGAGAATGGTCTTGAGACTGCCGCAGCGACGACGAAGAAGGCCACGGATCTGCTGCGAGCAATGGCGGTAAAGGCCAATCCTGGATCGACTGCTCTGCTTCCGCAGACTGAGGGCCAGAGAGCTACTCAGTACAGTGACGGTCACAGTACTTCTGGAATTCGCGGTGTTGAGACTCCAGATCTGCCGAACCGCGGCGCTCACTGGCCTGAGAGTCCAGAGCCGAAGAACGAGAACGTCGACAAGCCTCCGATCAACCTAGTTGATCAGGAACCAGACGCGGACAAGGCTGTTCAGAAGATCATGCAGGGGGCAAATGAGGAGGCCAAGAAGGCCTTCGTGGCAGCTCCCCGCTTCAGCCCTGGTCCGTTCGTGGCCCCTCGGGAAAAGCAGTTCTTGCAGATGCATGGGTACTCGGACGAGGATATCGACCGGGGATTCATCATGCCTCCCAGACTGCGTGCCGCATTCAATAAGTGGCTGACCGCGACGGTCCAGAAGTCGATTGGGGAGTTGCTATCGTGAACCGAACACCGATCGACTACACGGATATAGTCAAGTCCCTCGGGGAAACCACCAATCCCGACGAGATCTTCTCGGCTGTTCACGAGCTGAGACAGATGACTCGCCACATCCCGGCGATGCTGAGGAAGGCGGAAGACCCGACTGCTGGCATCCATAACGACCCAGCCAAGCGTGGACCGAAGTCGGTATTCTTCGATCCATTGACGCTGCAGTACTCTCTTGGCTACAAGGATCGTCGGTACAATCTGACCTACGATACGCTGCGCCGGGTTGCACATCAGGTGTCAATTATTGGCGCGATCATCAACACGCGTATCGCTCAGGTGGCTGCGTTCTCCGAGCCCTATCGAACGACCAAGTCTCTTGGCTATCAGATCAAGCACAAGAGCCCAGACCATCACACTGATGATGCAGAGCGCGACTTCATTCAGAGGGCTGAGGCCTTCATCGCGTGCTGTGGAGAGCCCGGTCAATCGAATCCGTGGACTCGCATGAGGAGGCCCAAGTTCGAAGCCTTCTTGAAGTGCATCGTCCGAGACACGTTGACCTTCGACCAGCTCACTTTCGAAGTCGTTCCTCGTCGAAACGGCATTCCCTTCGAATTCTGGGCGACGGACGCGTCGACGATGCGGTTGGCGTCCCCAGATCGAGACGCCGGAATGCATTTCAGCTATCATCAGCGCAACTCGATGATCCCGACGCAGAGGCCTCACCGGTTCACCAACCTCTACGAGGGACAGACGTACGGTGAGCAAGATGTCGTCGGGCAATCGGTTCGTTACGTCCAGGTTGTGAACGGTCAGATCGAAAATGTCTACTTCGAGGACGAGATGGCATTCGGCATCCGTAACCCTCGATCGGACATCTACATTCAGGGGTATGGGTACGGAGAGCTGGAGCAGCTGATCACGATCATCACCGGTGTTCTGTACGCCGAAGAGTACAATCGTCGTTTCTTCAGCCAAGGCGCCAACCCGAAAGGCATCCTCAACTTCAAGGGTGACAACTGGACCTTGGAGCAGCTTGAGGCTTTTCGTCGACAGTGGGCGGCCCAGGTGGCAGGTGCTGAGAACGCGTGGAAGACCCCTGTCACTCAGTCTGAAGGCCTCGAGTGGGTTGATCTGCAGCGATCGAATCAGGAGATGGGGTTTCAGGGTTGGTTGGAATACCTGATCAAGATTACCTGCGGTGTGTACCTTATTGACCCGGCTGAGATCAACTTCGACCTGCACGGTGGCGTACAGCAGACTCCACTTTTCGAGAGCAGCCAGGAGTGGAAGCTCAAGGCATCTCGTGACCGTGGTCTCAAGCCGCTTCTCAAGTTCATTGCTGGACTCATCAACGAGTACATCATCGACAAGATCGATGATCACTTTGTGTTCGAGTTTGCTGGACTTGATGAGCTGACAGAACAAGAGAAGCACGAGCTTCTGACGGAGCAGATCGGTAGCTATCTGACGCTGAATGAAGCTCGTCGTCAGCTTGATCTTCCTGACATCCCTGGTGGCATCGGTGAGATTCCTCTCAATCCTACGCTGGTGCAGCTGCTCCAAATTCAGCAGCAGCGAGAAGATACCTTGCGTGATCGACAGGAACAACAGGCTCAGCAAGAGCAAGGTATGCAGCAGGATCAGCAGCAGGAGCCACCAGATCCTGAAAAGGAGCAGAAGGTCCGTCACAACGAGGACAAGCATCCTCTGGAAATGGAGCTACTTCAGCAGAAGGTGGCTCAAGGTGGGGCACAGCTGGCGGGTGCTGGCATGCAGCCTGGCGAACCTGAGATGACTCCACCAGCTGACGAGTCAGCCGAACCAGATCTGAGCGCAACAAGTGACGAACAAGCACCCGAGGCTGCCGCTCCTGCCGGGCCGAATCATCCCGACACGAAGAAGCAGTATGCGGGGCTGTTTGGCAAGTCGGTCACCTTCGACAACTTCATCGACTTCATGAGGTCGCAACGTGAATCCCGCTGAGCCCAGACGAGAACAGGGTCGTTTTGATCCTGGTGGTTCTGTCAAGGAGTGGGAGCCGGGAAAGCTTCACACGTCGGCCCAGAAAGCTATGGAGTGTCTCATGGACAAGGCACTTGAAAAGAAGAAGAAGCTCAAGCCGGCCAAGAGCAAGAAGCAGAAGGTGCTGACTAGCGGAGCCAAGAGATTGGCTCCGAAGTACCGTGGTCAGAGAGTGATTCCATCTAGGATCACTCACACCATCCGTCACAACGTTCAGGTCGGGGCCGAGAAGTCTGTTGCCGTTCACAAGGACTTCGAAGGTGGTTCAAAAGAAGTGGAATCGATTCTGGACAAGCCGGCTCCCGGGCTTCCAAAGCTTGGGATAGACAGGCCGGGTGCTCGTCTTTCTCAAGAACATCGTGAAAAACGGATCAAAGAAACCGGGAGCAAGATGATGGGAAAATCGCAAGCTGGAGACATGCTGGACTCCATGATGAAGTCTTCCGAAGAAGCGAAGCAGCTCGGCTATGAGCCCCGTGAGATTCATGCGGGCAACGTGAAGCCGTACTTCGACGCGGCCCAAGAGCATCAGAGTCATGCAGCGAAGGGCGGGCCGCTCAAGGAGCATCACGAGAAGGCCTTCCACGCGAATATGCAGGCGGCGATGGATCATCACGTCGCTGCTCACAACCCTACTCCCGCAAATCGTCAGAAGGCGTGGCGATCGAGTGCCAACGCGAACTTTCTCAGTGGCAGCGTCAACAGGGCCATGGGCAAGTCGTGCTCGGCAAAGGGCATACGGCTGTTCCCAGAGCCAGCCATCAAGTCTGACACGACAGAGAAGGCCTACCTCGGCAGCGTGAATATCGGGAAGCAGGGGGCCACGTTCTCTGGATCAGGGACTAGACCAGCGGGGACTCCGACGGCGGGAGGGGTGAAGCTCCCGGAGCATGTTGTCAAAGAAGAAGAGCATCGAACGATCTTGGCTCAGGAGGGAAAGCCGCAACCAACCAAGTTCGCCCCAAGCACTCCAGCCGCTGCGGCGAAGCCGAGGTTGTCTATGGGATCGGTTAGAGTGGGTGGAGCCTCGGGTCTGCACACGGTGTCTCACGGTGGCGACGTTCTGACATCCGCTAGAGCTACTCCACCACCCATCCCAGCTGCTGCCGCCAAGGAGAAGAGCATGAAGAAGTCAGCGATCGAGATGCTGCAGGACATGATGAAGTGCTTCGCCGGCAATGATGCCAACCGGCAGGGGCCAGTCCGCGGGGCACAGCATCCGAACGCTGGACCTGCTCAGATGAGTGTCACTCCCAACGCCGAAGAGGACCATGTGGCGGCTCGCGCCAGCCAGGGCCCAGTTCACGGTTCGGCGCACATGGGGATCGGGCCAGCCCAAACGAGCGTCGCTCCAAATGAAGAAGAGGATCACGTTGGTTCTCGGTCAAGCCAGGGCTCGGTTCACGGAACAGCAGCACCTGGTAACGTTTCTCAGATGAACAAGTCCGACGAGGAGGACTACGCTGGAAAGGGTCCTTCTCAGGGCAAGGTTCACGGGAAGCAGTCTGCTGGCTGTCCCAAGAAGGAGCAGGGTCCGGTTCACGGTGCCGCTGCGGCTGGCAACGAGTCCGAGGTCAGCAAGGCTGTGACTTCGATGTCGGTTCCTCGCTTGCCGAGGGCTCTGGCTGTGTCGATGGACACCTGGAGGTCCGCCACCCAGGCGATGACTCGTGGCAACTCGGTGTTTGCCAAGCACGCTGGTGCAGGTCCCCTCAATGCTGAGGTGCTCAACATCCTCGAGCATGACGAGGACGAGAGGACGCATCGCTCTCCGATCATTAAGAGCTGCGACGGCTGTGGACGAACCTACACGTTGCACAAGGGCATGGAGGACAAGTGCCCGTCCTGCAGCACGATGGGTCAGACCAACATGGCCAAGAGTCAGAACGGCACCCTGATCTCTTCTTTCATCGACTAGCGGAGAAGGCTCATGAGTGGCGATCGTCTTGGATTGTTCATAGGCGTACGTGGCGGGGCGACGTCTCGCCACCATGTGCCCCTGCTTGTTCGTCTTAGTAAAAGTGATCTGGTCAAAGCACTGACTGCTGAGAAAGCGATCGAGGGACAGCAGGAGTTCTCTGGCAAGATCGGATCAGGAGATCCGATGTATGCCCACCACGAGCATCTGGCCACGCAGGGTCCTCACATCGAGGCTGCGAAGCACTACATCCAGCACGAATTTCACAGCCGGCGTCCTGGAGGTCAGCAGCAGGCTGCGTTCCACAAACAGAAGTTCGACAGCCTCGTGGCACAAGGTGCCACTCCGAGGGCTGAACACTTCAAGCAGGCGATGTCGGAGCTACAGCCCGCGTTCAAGCACGCGAGTCTGTATATCCGCAAAGAGCTGTGCAAGTAGAGGAGCCACCATGTCCAACAGTCCATACGCAGGTCGTGTCCCACTGAACCTTCGGAGGGATCCCGACACGGTGGCCAAGTCCACCAGCACCGAGACGAGCTTCCGTGACGGTGTCACGCACAAGACCGAAGTTCGTTCTCCGCAGATCGACGGTGTGGATCGCAACGAGGGCTGCACTCCGCTTCGCCGTTATCCGAACGGCAAGCTGGACTTCAAGTACGTTGCGAACCAGATCATCGACACCCTGCACAAGCTGCAGGATGGTGGAAACCTGACGAGCTTCGAGAAGGCCATGCTGGTTTCGATCCTTCCGGGGAAGTTCGAAGGCCTCATGGACAAGCGGCTCGCCGGGGTTCATGCCAGGATGACCGACGAGGAGAAGATCGCTGTCGCCCTGCTAGTGAACGCTCACTTGCAGGAAGAGGTCAACTGGAACGCAGGCCGCGGAGGCGGAAGTGTCCCGGGTCGATCCGTCAGCCGCAGTTAGCATCACCGTTCCAGCGGAAAAGCTGGAAGTGATGCATGATGCTCTCGAGAAGGCTCTGGGCGAGCCATCGGAGCAGGAGGACTTCTTCACGTCTCAGAACGAGGCAACGAGGAGGCTCTCCAAAGAAGTGTCTGACACCTACGACGCGATGATCGACAGCATGATGCAGGAACTGGTGGTGTTGTTTCGGATCAAGAAGATGCTCCTGGTATGAAGTCCAGGGTCAAAAAATCGACGAGGTTGTCGACAGATGGGGAGAAGGTGTTGAAGCTCCTCATCATCAAGTACGGGATGACGAGAGACAACGCGGTTCGCCTGATGCAGGATGGGAAGGCACCGCTGGCAATAGCACTCATGGCGATGACGAGGTAGACCGATGATCCGAGCTGACATGATTGGTCCCCGACGACTTGTTTCCGCTGAGCGGCCATCTGCGTTTCTTGGTGGAATCGTTATGGAGAAGTCGCCTCTGCAAGCAGAAGTGGGTCCTGTGTCGACGCAAGGAATGGTGAACGGTGTGATCACCGGTCTTCGTCCTCCGTCACCTCCGCAGCCGGCGCTCGTGATCCGTGATGACCTGACGAAGGGAATGGATCTGTTCAAAGCTGTTCGGGCACACGCGGACTATCTGCACAAGGCGGCGATTGACGTGTCCGAGGGGGCGCATCCCGAGGGTCCTGATGTTTCTTCTCCAGAGCACAAGCATGCTCGTCTGCAGGCGATGAAGGTGCATCTGACCGAGAAGCTGAATGGTCACCAGGCCTCTGGTCACGACGCCACTCACCCTGACGTTCAGCGCCGGATTAATCTGCTTGCCGATACCAATCGCAAGATTCAACACCTCGAAGGTTTGGGGATCACTTCAGGGCCAGATCATCACTACGATATGATGATGCACTATGCGAGGAATCCGAAGAGCTATTCGGAACCTCACGTCAGTGCTGCCTTGTCTGCGCACATAGGAGTCCTGGGAGGAAAAGCAACCCAGGAAGCTCGGGCGCCGTGGAAGATTGGTACAGAAGAAGGTGGTCCAACGTACCAGGTTGCCACACCTATGGCCGAACGTCAGTTGGAGCAGTCTGATCGGCTGAAGGGTAGTAAGAAACCAATGTCTGATCTTTTGACTCAGGCTCGTCAGTCGCAGATTGTAGATCCACATGGAGCTACATTTGCCAGATCAATTCTGGAAGGGATGATGCGCAAGTCTAAGAGCGACCAGTGGGTCAGTGACAAGATCAGGTTGCTGATGCACGAGGGAAAGCCTCAGGACCAAGCCATCGCCATCGCGTACAGCATGGCAGGTCGGTCCAAGAAGAAGGCAAAGAAATCCCTCTACGTCACGGTGTAGGATCAGGTCGTGCTTGAATGTCGGTGCTCACCAAGCAACAGCTGGAGAAGATCCTCGAGATCATCCAACGCCATGTGAGTTGGTTTCTATGGCGTCTGTTTGGTGACGCTCAAACTCCACACCCAGGATCAGTGGCTGTTCCGGCTGAGATGTCGACACAGCTTCCGTCGTCTTTGATCCAACTTGCTTTCGTGCTGGGCGAGCAAGAAGCGGTCATGAAGCAGACGGAGTGGACGCAGTACGGTTGGACGGACCTGACAAAAGACGCTGAGCGTCCTTTGACTCCCATCGAGAACCTGCAGGTCAAGGCCTCAGAGCTGTCAGCCCACTCCAAGTACCGGGCGCTAGGAGAGGACATTGCCAACGGTCTCTACTCCAAGCTGGCAGCTGAAACCAAGGCAGCGGTGTCAGAGGCTCAGGTACGTGGTGTGATCAAGGATGCGGTCAAGACTGGTGTCATCCTCAACCAGAAATATCTGGACGTGATGAAGGAGCTGGTTGTCAGTCTGAAGGAGGACAAGCGCAACTGGTCCCGGGTGGCCTCAACAGAGATGCACTCGGTCAGGCAGCGCGGCATCGCACAGTCGATCATTGGCAAGGTTGACTTCTACAAGGACTCCGACGGAATCGACAGCGATGTGGCGATTGTTCCTGCTCCAGACGCATGTGAAGACTGCAAGCGTTTGTACCTTGATCCAAAAACTGGCAACCCAAAGATCTTCAAGCTGTCGGTGCTGATGTCGAATGAGGGATCGAACTATGTCAGGCCATGGCGGCAGCATGCTCGTCCTGTCATACCCCCTCTTCATCCGCACTGTTTCTGTCGGATGCGATACGTGCCCCCTGGTTGGGGGTGGAACAAGAAGGGTGAGTACACGCTTGTTGATCCTGACAAGGCGTTTCCTGATAAGGACTGAACAATGATCGACTCCAAGGCTCATTCGCTTCTGAATGCTTCTCAAGCAGCTCTTCCTGACGAGAGCTACCTGTTTCAGGTTCAAGACCTGGACGAGATGAGACAGATCATCCAGCGCCTTGAGAAGCTGGAGCAGATGTACATCCACGACGAGCAGCTTCACACCAAGATCGATGAGCTTCTCCGTACGGCCAAGGGTCGAGATCATGTCCTGTACATGAAGCAGAACGCTGGTCAGGAAGGCGGCGGTCTTGGTGCGCAGAGCGACGTCCCGGAGGGTCCCAATGCGGCTTAGCAGCTCTCACGACCTCATCAATGAGATGATCTCCAAAGCGTCCGATAGCGATGGGGATGGGACCTTCCGCGGTGGTGACCCGGTGGACATGCAGGAGAAGAGGGAAGAGAAGCGGCAGGAAGCTGAGGTGGACAAGTCGACACCAGACGGCCTGCCGGACTGGATGGAGCCAAGCTGGGTCAATACCACAGATCGCAAGAATCCTGTGGTTCGCAAGGCCAAGGACCCGTCAGAAGAAGGCACCTTCCGCGGTGGTGATCCTGAAGAGTTGCAGCGAAAGCGTGAAGAGAAGCGCCAGGACATGATCAACTCTGGTCAAGCAGAGGAGAACGAGCAGGCTGCCCAGGATGCTCAGGACAGTGGCGAAGCGCAGGAAGAAGCTCAAGAGCAAACGGAGAAGGACGAAGAGAAGGAAGCCACCAAGTCGATCGCTGTGATGTCGTCTCAAGTGTCGCCTGTCGACACCTTCGGAGACTACACGCCGCGTGACGCCAATGGTGATCCTCTGGCTCTCAAGTATGGCTACGAGAGAACGTCAGACACCAAGTACAAAGCTCCGGGACCGATCCGACCGGGAAAGAATCAGCGCAGGCCCTGGTCGGAGGTGCTCGGGATCAAGGTTCCCATGACCAATCCGATTCAGGAGATCCGCCGGTATCTTGGGGCTGGTGACCGAGCTGGTATGGAGAAGTTCACCAACATCCTGGCACGCTCTTTGGATGGAGCCACCGGTATCCTGTGGTGCTGGAGGCCGGATTTCGAGGGCGGCTTGCTGTCCAAAGCTCTGGGCGAAGCAGAGGCTGCTGGAGGCGCTCCAGCGGCTCAGGAAGCCCCCGCAGCGGCTCCCAAGGCTCCGGCAGCCCCAGTGGCAGCTGCGGCGCCCCAGAAGCCTGTGGCGGCTCCTGAGAAGCAGGGTCACCAGTACGTCAAAAGGTGGTGGGAGAATGGCCGTTGGCAGTACGCCTACACGGGTGAGATGCATCCCGAGGGCCACCACGGCATTCAACACATGGGTCGTCTGTCAGGTCACACGATGGACATCCACCCAGAGACCAAGGCTGCCAACGTGTCTTCTCCCGAGGAGGCCTATCATCACTCGAGAGCGTGGCATGTCGCTGAGGGTGGTTCGTTCCCGGCTCAGCTGTTCAACAAGGACACGGGCAAGACCGAGGACAAGATCATCCACATGCCTGGCTCTGCCCGAGGTGCGGGACGCCGTGGCAAGGGAGATCAGCCAGGCAAACAGAAAGAGATCGCAGTTGACGAAAAAGGTGTGCCCAAGTTCACCAAGGGCTCTGTTGTCGTCTACGGTCCCGGACAGACCCCTGGCAAGACCAACGTGCAGCAGGCATATCGACCTGGATCAATGGCTGACTTCGAAAGGCATCTGCTGCAGAACCAGGTCAACACGGAGTACGATCCTCATGGTCAGCCGTGGCTTCACTGGCGCAGCCCGAAGACAGGGACTGGAAAGCCACTGACTCAGTTCGACACGACCAGCAAGTACGGAAAGGCTCTTGCTGAGGCCTACGGCGAGGAGCCCGGAGAGTGGTCCCGCGGCCATGCGGAGACGCCGGACAATCTGCGAAACTTCGTGGCGAAGCACGCATCGACGATGCGCTTTCTCAAGGATGAGGAAGAGCGAGGAGCGACGCCACCCGCAGAACGGCAGAAGTTGAAGCACACGGCAGGATGGGAACCCACGTCGTACGTGGAGCACGACGCAGACTGGCGTCCTCGTCGTGGTCCTGAAGGAAAAGAGTCTCGCAAGCCGATGAAGACCACGAATGCTCTTGAGCACGGGGAGCATGGAACGTGGACGTGGGGTGAGGCACCGACAGCTGTCAGAACGACGATCAACTCTCTGGGTCACGAGATTCGCAATGTTCGTATGGCGCCCAAGCTTCAGTTCAACAGTCCTGAGCTGGAACGGAAGGTCAAGCGAGACATCCAGACCGAGAACATGGGCCCTCTCTACAACATGGCTGCCTATGGAGTTCTGCGCCCTCGAGGTCTGTACAGTGGCCACATGGATCCGCAATCTCACGACTTGGCCAAAGAGCTAGCCAGCCACGCCATCGGCGCGTCAGTAGAGCACGCCATCAACACCTACAATCCGCATCGAGGTCGGTTTCAGAATCACCTGCTCAACACTGCTCGCGGTGAGATGATCCGAAGTCTGCCTCAGTTCTTGTCGGCAGCACAGGAACAGCAGATGCGGGAGTATCGTGATCAGCCTGAGATCAAGAGGCAAGGTGCCAAGGCTGCCAAGCCGAAGGGTGCGATGCAGGTAAGTGCTGCTGAGTTCGCCGATCCTGAGACCGGAGAGGTGATGCGCAGCCCGAAGGCTGGTGCGGTTCCGTACCAGGAGCCAGAGGTGTCGTGGACAGCACGCCCGGCTCCGGGAGGCCAAGCTCGGCAGGGTCGTGAGCCTGGTGGTGTGGGTCTGAAGATGGGGACTGGATACCAGGCAGGTCCAGAGCAGATGGTAGCCCGTCAACAGCAGCTTCAGCAGACGCAAGGCTATCAGGGAGCAGCTCACGAGCTGGCTGGCGGCGGCCACATGATGGAGCCGGAAGCAGTAGAGGCGGGGACGACAGAGGATCCGTATGCTCATCTCGCCCCACCGGAGATTCAGGCTCAGCGTAGAAAAGAAGAAGAGGCCTACCGGCAGCGCATGGCTGCCATGTCCCGTCCAGCTGCGAAAGAACCGGAGGACGAGTACGCCCAAAGGTACGCTGACGTTGCCGGTGAGGAGTACGAGCCGGACTATTCGCAGTATGAGTACACCCGCAAGGCCTTCGATGATCTTCTTTTCGAAGAGGCTCTGGATGTTCTGGCCAAGGCAATGGCTGGAGAGCCGATGCACTCCAACACCATGAAGTACCTCTGGAGAGAGGGAGAGCCTGGTGCTCATCGGCACATGTGGGAAGATCCACAAGGCAACGTGGTCCGAGGAACCAACGCTCCTGAGGGTCACCCCCACCATGATCCCAATGCAGGTCCGCCTCAGGTTCACCCGCATGAGCCAACGCCGGATGTAGCACCGCAGTTCTTCGATCATCGTGGTCGAAAGCTCAATCGCCCGGCTCCAGAGGGTGCTGAGGTTGAGGACAATAATCACTATGATCCTGATATCTATCACTGGGCTCAGAGGTATCAGGACCCAGAGACTGGCAAGACCGAGCACAACTACTTCCACCGCGACTGTGTGAAGGATCCTCGGCGTAAGTTCAATGAGGATCTGAAGCATGTCGATGCGCAGCTGGAGAAGGTTCGTCAGTGGTATGCGAGCCTGTTCCAGTCCCAGGATCCGGGCGAGAGGGCTCTCGGTCTCATCATGGCCCTGGTGGATCAGGCCAAGATGGTGGCCGATGGCGACGAAAGTGGACTTCTGTCGATCAAGGTGAAAGACGTGGCGCCTCAGGGCAACACGATCCAGTTCACCTACAAGGACAAGACGGGTGGACCGCATCAGTCCGTGGTCACCATGGACTCCGAGTCATCTGCAGTCCTTCAGGAACTGATGCAGGGCAAGTCTCCAGAGGACTACCTGTTTCAGATCAACGGACAGAGGATTCCCCAGTCGCTGTTGGCCCAGATCATGGATCAGCAGTTTGGGTTGCTACTCAACCAGTTCCGTGTCTATCACGGGTCTGAGCTGTTCTCGAAGGTCTTCCAGAATCTGGTTGCCAAGAAAGCCAACCTGAAGCCGAACAATCTGCCTGCGATCACGAAGCAGGCGATGGCTCAAGTGGCTCAGATGCTTGGTCACCGCGGTGGCAGCTTCCACAGGATTGCTCAGGAGCTGTACGTCGATCCTCTGCTGGTTGAGGCCCTCTACATCGCGGCCATCCATCACCACAACCCAGATCTGAACAAGTCGTACGGCACGAAGCCAGGTGAGATCAACATTCCTCATGATCCAGGCGGACGCATGGGTCGTGCAGTGGTCACCGACCACAGTGGAACGGAGCTGAAGCTTCATCCAAAGTCGGAGTGGCACGGAGACGTGGTTCATCCCGAAACGGGCGCTGTTCACGGTAGCTACCGGTGGGTCGATAGCAAGAAGACCGGTCGTTGGTTGCATGTGAAGCCGGCGTCGGAGAATTCGGCCTTCGAAGGCAGCGAGCACCAGCTTGGCAAAGCTCAGCCGTTTCATCAGAAGATCGACGACCGAGAGTCAGGAGCTTCGATCGGTGTCGTAGGCAAGATGGTGTTTCAGGGCCTGCCGATCTCCATTGAGAATCCTGCCGGCAGTATACGCCGTTGGGAGGATCACGCGACAGGAGAGACGGGTGAGACGAAGATGCTCTACCCGTACGGATTCATCCGTAAGACGGAGGGGACGGACAATGGAGAGGTCGACGTCTACGTCGGTCCACGTCGGAACTCCGACAAGGTGTTCGTCATCCACCAGATGAAGGGGCCGGACTTCAAGCAGTATGACGAGGACAAGTGTATGCTTGGCTTTGATTCGGCCAAGCAGGCGAAGAAGGCCTACCTCAAGCACTACGACAATCCGAACTTTTTCGGATCGATGACTCAGATGACCATGCGTGAGTTCAAGAGCAAGGTCTTCGGGACTCACAAGCATCCCTACATGATCACCAAGGATAAGATCCCTGGTGGTTTGGCAGAGGGAAGAGCTGACAAGGATTTCGACTTCGACAGCGTGATGGAGGGGATCAAGGTGGAGATGGAGCACACCAATGATCCCAGCGTTGCGTACGAGATCGCAAAGGATCATCTCACAGAGGATCCGAAGTACTACCAGAAGCTGAAGAAGATCGAGAAGAGTCTTGCGCAGGGAACGTACGGACCTGTGGTCTGGCACGTAACGGCAACTCACCCTGATCGTCTGCCGGATGAGCAGGCCTTCAGCGAGTGGATTCACAGTCACCCGCTCCATGAGCACGATCAAGAGTGGGCGTCGTTCAAGCAGGCAACGGGTGTTTCTGATCCACCTCTTCCTCCCGATGGAAGAGAGTACGCGGACGGGGGCAAGGGAGATCTGGACGACGGTGCGGACGGCTTCGAGCTGCAAGATGAGCCTGATACCTCTCCGATCGAGGAAGATCGGCCACAGCAGGGACAAGATAGCAACGTTGCGAAATCCTTGCTCGATTCGATGATTTCCAGGATCCAGGCCGTCGCCTGATGGAGCACGTCATCACCTGCCCTTGTGGTGGTGTGGTGGTGAAGTCCGCCAACGGGACTGTCAAAATCCTTAACAAGGTTATGGTGTTCCGCGATGGCAAAGCCTTCGCCGTGTGCAAGAACTGCGGCGAGGAAGTGCCGGTGCCTGTCTTGCTGGACTCGTCGAAGATTCAGCCAAGTGATCGAAGGCCAAAACTTTTCTTGCAGACGCAAAAGAAACCTGCGTAGGATCTTCTTGACAGAACGATCCGATCCACTGTAGCGTTCTCCAAAACCTGACGACTCCAACAAAGGGAGACCGAGCCAAGTGCTCGACCTCCCTTTTTTTGTTTCTGGATCCTGGATGCTTGATCTTCTTCAAGAGAGTGGTTTTTCCTTCTGGTTGCCGATCACGAAATCCACTCCTGAGACCAAGAAGCCCGCGGACGGGAAGCGATGGATCGAAGGCATCGCGTCCACGGAGGACATGGATCTCCAGGATGAGATCGTAAAGCAGCACGGGATCGACTTTTCTTACTTCCTCAAGCACGGTTTTTTCAACAACGACCACAAGCCCGGATTCGAGAACAAGGTAGGTCAGCCGACCGAGTGTCGAGTGACTGCCAAGGGTCTCTACGTCAAGGGCTTCCTCTTCCAGAACCACAAGGAGGCTGATTCGATCTGGGAGCTGATTCTGGCTCTCGAGGCATCAGGATCGAACCGTAAGGTGGGCTTCTCGATCCAGGGCAAGGTTCTTCGCCGCACTGGCAAGACCATCATCAAGTGCTGGATCCAGGACATTGCCATCACGGCAGCTCCGATCAACACCAACACCTGGCTCGAAGTCGTGAAGTCGTTGAACGCCCTGCCAGTGGAGTGGTGGGCCGCAGATGATGCCAAGTCGATCTCGATTACTCCAGACATGGTCTACAAAGCTCACCGCGAAGAGCGTGGATCGTGCCAAGAGTCTTCGGGCGGCAAGTGCTGTGGAGCCTGCAACTGTTCTGGTGGTGGAAGGGATCAGAAGAAGGCAATTCGTTCTCTGACCCAGGAAGAGATGGATCTCCAGAAGCGAAACGAGTCAGCCAAGGCGTTCGCAGCTACTGGAGCTTCAGGTCGTGCGATCACGGTTCAAAGTCTGGAAGGTCGGATGAGTGATCTTCGGTACGGTCACTCTGATCCTGAGCATGTTCGGAAGTCGTTGCCGGAGGCCATGAGCTTCGGAGAGTCCGTTGCATGGCTGATGGTGGAACGCAAACTCACACAGCCACAGGCCCAGATCGTGGCCAAGGCTGTCTTTCGAATGAACGGACTCACAAACTAGGAGGCGAAGAGATGGCACCGCAGGAGGCCACGATCCGCAGCGAGGAGTTCTACAAGAGCCTGGCTCGCCTGGAGGCTCTCGCGAAGGGTGGTCAGACCGGGGAACCGATGAACAAGTCCCAGATCTGCACCGGCCCGAACAGCGAGCGTCGCGACTGGCCGGCAGGCAAGGTCACCGACGTCCCGGGCAACGGCCCCGGCGCCGACGACATCAAGCCCGATGGGACCGACTACAACGAGCGTGGTGTTCGCAAGTCGATTCGGATGAAGGTCAAGAAGGGCCTTCCGCTGTCCGTCGACGAGCTGGCGCTCCTCAAGTCGGATCTCGACAAGGCCGGTCCGATCACCGGCGCTGGCGGGATGGGTGTCGGCGGCGGCATGAAGCCCCCGGCCATGAAGGGCATGGACGCGGACGACGATGACGACGACAAGGACGACAAGAAGGATGGCAAGAAGGACAAGGGCAAGGACGACAAGGGCGGGTTCCCGTTCGGCAAGTCCATGTCCGAGGTTCTTTCGAGCAACGATACGGTCCACAAGGGGATTGAGGTCTCCGAGTTCCTGGCCGAGTTCGCCAAGTCCTTCGGCACGGGTCTGGCTGCCGTCGAGCAGCGTCAGCAGGCCTACTCCCTGGACATCGGCAACCAGCTCTTCGCGGCTCTGCAGCAGTTCGCGTCCGAGCAGGCCGAGTTCAACAAGTCGCTTGCCGAGGCCGTGGCGAACATCGGTCACGGCATCGCGGGCAGCCTGCAGCAGGTCGAGCAGGTCGCTCAGCTGCCTGTTGGCGCCCCCAAGAGCCAGCTTCGGGCTCTCCCGGGTGGCCAGCAGAGCACCGTGCTGAACAAGTCGTTCGGCGGTCCCGCGGGCGGGGAGAACCTGTCCAAGGGTCAGGTGATCGCGGTGCTGCAGGAGATGGTCGAGAAGAGCCAGATCAACCCTCTCGAGGTGATCAAGTTCGACACGACCGGGGAGATCCGTCCTGACCTGCTCACGCAGATTCAGGCACGCATCCAGGGCAATGGCCGCTAACGGCCCTCGAGCAACCAAGGAGGATCAAACATGTACCCGCAGGTTTCCCTGGCGCACTACGAGGGGCTCAACGGTTTCGGCCTGGCCCCCGCGCAGGACATCCGTGAGCTGAGCAAGGCCCTCGAGGCCGGCTACCAGATCACCAACCAGACCGGTGGTAGCGCACTCCGCGTGGAGTCGCTCGAGGCCAGTCTCAAGGTGGTCACCTACACCAACCACCACATCAAGTTCTGGAAGAAGATCCCCAAGAGCCCGGCGTACTCCACCGTCGAGGAGTACAACCAGCTGACGTCGTACGGCCCCGGGAGCTTCGCGTTCACGATGGAAGGCGAGCTGCCTCCCAGCACTGACTCGAGCTACGTCCGCCGTACGCAGCTGGTCAAGTTCCTGGGCACGACCCGGGAAGTGACCCACCCGGCCACGCTGGTCCACCCCGCGCACGGTGACATCATCGCGCTCGAGAACCAGAACGGCATCCTGTGGCTGCTGGAGCGTGTCGAGACGGCACTCTTCACGGCTGACAGCGCTCTCGCCTACGACGGCGAGGCAGAGCAGTGGGATGGTCTCGACGCGCTGATCGATCCGACGGCGTTCGTGGATCTGCAGGGCAACAGTCTGACCGAGGCGGACATCGAAGAGGCCAGCAACATCCTCGTCGAGAACTACGCCTACCCGACGGATCTGTTCCTCAACCCGCGGGCCCTCAGCGACCTCACCAAGACGATGTACCCGCGTGAGCGGGTCAGCCTGCCGGCGCCGGTCAACGGCGTCATCGGCCAGGCGATCAACTCGATGGCGACGCAGGCGGGTCACATCGAGTTCAACCCGGACGTGTTCATTCGTCCGCTCCCGATCCCGCCTGCGGCGGCGACGCACCCCAACGCTCCCGCCACCCCCACCTCGATCGCAGCGGGCGCTGGCGCCGGCACGGATGGCGACTTCAACAAGGGCGCCTTCGCCGGGACCAACGAGTACTGCTATGCCGTGACCGCATGCAATCGCTTCGGCGAGAGCGCACCGGTCATGGTGTCCGCAGCGGGCAGCCTGACTCAGGGCAACAAGGATTCGGGCCAGCACCTGCCGCTGACGATCACCAACGCAGCTGCCATCGGCGCTTTCCCTCCAGAGTTCTTCCGCGTGTACCGCACCAAGGCTCGTGCATCCAGCGCGGGAGTTCCCTCGACGGGCGCTTCCTACAGCCTGATCATGCAGATCCCGGCAGCGTCTCAGGCCGGCAGTGGCACGACCACAGGCAACGACGTGAACTTCCTCCTGCCGTTCACCAGCATCGCCTACATGGGCGAGCTGACTCCGCAGGTGCTCACGTTCCGGCAGCTGGCTCCGATGATGCGCCTGGACCTCGCGGTTCTGGCTCCGGCCTACAGGTGGCAGATCCTCCTGTACGGCACGCCGATCCTGTTCGCGCCGAAGAAGTGGCTGCGGATGGTGAACATCGGCCAGCTGGTATCCTAGTAGGGGTACGGCTGGGTTGAAGTAGGATGGTGGTGGATCCCCTTGGGCGACAAGGGTTTAGGCCCCTCGCCCAAGGGTATTTCTAGAAAAGCTGCGCAGGTTTGCGATGCCTGGTACGATCGAAGACAACCTGACGATCGCGGATCTCCTGAAGCACCAAAGAGCCGTCGGGAAGATGTACCCCGAATTGGCGATCAAACTGGCTCAAGCTTCGATGGAGGATCGTGTGAATCCGTGGGAGGCCATGCCGATGATCCTCATTGAACACCGCTGGATGAAGAATCGAAACGTGGTAGTAGGATCCACAGTCATCGCGTTTGACGGACAGGGGATCGCGAAGATTCGTGACGCGGGGAATGCCAGATACGACTGCGAGACCTACATCCGCAGTGCTCGAGGTTTGGCAAAGATCGTCGATCCTCAAAAGACTGCTGAGGATCTTCCGGTGGCAATTGCGCCGGATCTTGATGTCAAGATGACAAAAGAAGAGGCCAAGGAAGCTCGTGCAGAGGCCCGCGCAGAGGCCAAGGAAGCTCGTGCAGAGGCCAAGGAAGCTCGTGCAGAGGCCCGCGCAGAGGCAAAAGAAGATGCAGCTCTGATTGCCGAACAGGAGCTGGCACAGGAGATCGACGAGCAAGAGCATCAAGACGCTGCTTCAGTGGATGCTGAGGTAGAAAACGACGCAGATAAGGCAACCCCTCGACGTCGGATGCCGCCGAAGGGCAAACGCTAGGAGAAGACAATGGCGAACCTGATGACTCAGAAGGTAGTCGGCGACACCCCGTCTCAGGAGACGGCTCAGTTGATCCACAGCTACAACCAGCTGCTCGACATGCTGGGCACGCTGATCACAGACCTCAAGACGGCTGCCAACATCGGGGCGGTCAATGCCCTGGCCGTGACGGCGGAAGCTTCCATGCAGACGCTCGTCTACAAGCTGCAGGCGAAGCCCAACATCAGGCTGAACCCGGCTCCGGCGCTGCACACGTAGGATGCACTTCCGGCTGTCATATCTGCGCAAGATGGTGATGCGCAGACGATGATCCGGCGCCATGCGCCGGCATGTGAATTCCCTCTATGTGCCCCTCCCACCTTTGGGGCTTTGACAAACGGAGCACATCATGTTCAAGCCTGGTAGGCCTATCCACCCCACGAATGGAATCGGGAGTGCGCCGGATGCAGCGTCAACACCGGAAGGCATAGAGATTTCGTTCGACATGGGGCCAAATCGAAACCGTCAATCCACAGCTGCTGTCATCGTCACCAACATGGAGGGTTCTGCTGGCAATACCCTCGAGGTGAGCTTTGCTGACGGTGTCGACGGCAGGTGGTTTGCCATTGCTCCGCTCACCACGATTCCGTTTCCAGTGGTGATTCATCGCTGTCGGGTGAGAGGGACTTCTGGTGCAGTCGCGAAGTATTCGGTGATGGGGATCATCGCGTAGGAAGGAGAACGAATGATCCTTCAACCCATAGGATCTAAAGCTGCCGCGATCCTATTGGGTCGGTTTCGGTGGAACATTCCATTGTCGGGTGTTTGTGATGGATTGAACAGATTGTTCATCCTGCCGGAGCCTGCGTTTGTTGATCTTCCATACTCGGTGGTGAGAGTATACCACGGCGGACGGAAGCTGAACGATTACGAATACCAGGTTCTAGAGAGTGTGCCCGGATCTGGTAACTATGATCGTGTGAAGTTGACATCGTGGGCACCGAGTTCAAGGACACAGCTTGTCGCTGATTACACCGCGATTTAACCGGATCAGGAGGAGCAGATGAGTACGAGAAGAAATGTGTTGGATCCATCCATCGACATGATGGGAACAGTACCGGTCAACAACAGCAAGAACCTCCCGGTAGACGAGGCTGGTCTTCTGGGAGCGCAGGGGACGACCGGACCGACGGCAGCAGCGAATGAGGACATCTCGGCTCCAGCTCTCGGTCTGCAGACGCTGACGGATACGGGGGCGGCATTCACTGACGCTGAGATCGGTCGGTTCATCACGATCGAGAACTCGGTGGCTGGCAACAACGGTACTTCGTTGATCGTTTCTCGAACTGCCACGAGTCTCACCTTTCTTGCCATCACTGGTGGTGGGATCGAAGTGGCTCCGTGTGCAGCCACGTTCAAGACGAACGATGCGTACACCATCGCGGACGACATCAACTTCGCTCGAACCGACCGCAAGAACATCAAAGGTACTGCTCAGCACTACACCGCCGTTCCGACCTACACCAGGCCGGATGCCACGGGAACCCCAGTTCCAGCCAACCTCACCAACATCGCTGGCAAGACCACGGATGCCAAGCCCATCGTGAGGGATGAGCTGCAGCACAACATCCAGCTTCGTCCTCCGATCAATGATGTTGACGGTGCTCTTCTGATCGGTGATGAGACCTTCACCACCACCAAGATGCACTTCACGGCGTTGGATCTCAACAGCTTCATCACGATATCTGGTTCCACGGATGCAGATGGAACCTATCGGATCAAGACTGTCAATGCCAACAACTCGGTTGAGTTGGATGGCCTCAATTCGGCCACGGCTGAGGCCTGCAACTGGGCCCTCGTCGCCGGTCTCAAGGGTGTTCTCAGTGCCCGTAATTACGCGGACGCCACGGACACGACAGGTATCCCCATCGCGGATGCTGGAGCATTCGACAACACTCACTACGATGCCACTTTCGTGGAGATGATCAGCACGGTCACAGGGTTCCATCCTCTCACGAACGCTGATCTGGCTCTTTTCGGTCGAAGCTTCGGCAACATCAAGGACCCCAAGCGCACTGCTGACAATGAAGGCGTTCGGTTCTTCGTGCAGCTTCTGACGGGGCTCAACGACGGTACCGCCACCAATGCAGTTCTTCAGATGCTTGCTGGCCGCAACGGGTCAGTTGCTACTCTTGCTGGCGGAAACAAGCAGATCGGTGGCCTCACTGGCATGGTTGCCGAAGACGTGGGCCGATTCATCACGTTGTACAACTGCGGCACTGCTGGCGACTGCGGGATCTACCAGATCGAGACGGTGGATTCTGCTACGCAGGTCACTGTCACGAGGACAGGGAACTTCTCTGCTGATGCCAACAGCGGGTCCATCAAGTGGGCGGTCTCCCAGGAAGGCAATTTGTGGGACTTTTACAATGGAGATCGGTATCGTCTTGACCAGCTCGACGACACCGCTTTCCGTACCACCATGGTTGGAGGCATCACGAGTGATGCAGCTCTGGCTACGGCGATCCACAATCTTCAGCTCTTCACGGGTGCCGCTCCAGGAGAGCAGCACCCAGTTCTCACCAACACGGGTGCCTATTACATCTTCAACAACCTGCCGAGTCCGGCGATGTCCAGTCTCGAAGAGATCGTGCAGGCGATCAACGATCAGATCGGCAACCGTACCTACAGTGGAACTGGTGTACTGGCTCCGCATGATGGCGAGACGATCACTCAGTCGCTACAGCGTCTCTCTGATGCCATCGGAGCGGCAGGATCGGTGCGTACCATCGAGCGTTTGGCCTCAGGTGGACCAGGTGTTCCGAAGTTCACCAATCATATCGCCGGTGGTGTGACCTACGTCCTCGATGGCACTGGCAATGGTCGTCGTTTGTGGGTGTTCTGGCGCGGCCTGTTGCGTGATCCTGGCACTGTTGCCAACGGAGATGACTACGAGGAGACGGACACCACGCACATCACTCCGTACACCAAGATCAATGCAGGTGATCACATCAACTACTTCGTGGTTGGGTAGCAACTGATTGACCCTAGATAGGGAACGTGGAATAACACCTGCGTTCCCTATCTAGGTTTTAAGGATCAACATGTTTACATTGAAGGCAGATCTGACGATCGATGAAATCCTGAACCCCTCTGTGCTGTGGTGCAAGAGTGGTCACGATGTTCCATCGGGTTGTCGGATGTACAAGGTCAGTGGAAACACATTGCCCAAGTCATCGTGGGGAGACTACTGTCAAGATTGCATTACGATCGTTAATCAGATCGTAGCGGCACGGAAGAAGGCTAACGTTTCTCAATCCGTGCCAGACGAACCTGAGGTTCTCAGCTTTTCTCAGCTGAGAAGAAAAATGATCATGTTGGGTTTCACAGGAGGTATTGCTGAAACAGAGTCACAAGAGAAGCCAGAGTGGGAAAGGTTCATAGAGGAGTGCAAGTAAGGCTTGTATAGGAGAAAATTGCGATGCCAATTGGATCGAAGTCAGGGCAGATGGAGCACGGTACTTTCACCGAGCAATTTAGCCATCTGCAAGATGTCCTGACCAGGGCCGTAGAGCAGGGTGCAGCGACTCCAGAAGAGTATCAGGGGACTCTTCTTCAGATTCTCAAGGCTGTAGAGGCCCTGAGACTCAAGAACGAGGCCGCCCTGATGGAGTTGGAGCGGCAGAAGGCATATCACCAGGCAGCGACCAACGTGTGTTCCATGATGGGCAGCCTGGTGATGAACATAGTGGATGCTCGTACTCGAGAGCGTCTTCGAATCTTGGCTGGGGCTCGCATAATCGAGCGCCGGGCATTGGAAGAAGATCGAGTTCGTTTGGCTGAGCTGAAAGCCAGTGGAGAGACAGAGCAGGCTGACGAGTTGGAGAAAGACATCGTTCAGCGTGAAGCTGATCTTGCTGCAGATGAGGCATTGGCGTTGGGTGGTGCGAAGGAACAAGAGATCACTCGAGAGGCGATCAACCAGACTCAGGGTATTCTTGGTGGCATCCTTGGTCAGGCACCACCGAATACCAGGGCTCAGGAGTCCCGGGCCATTCAGGAGGTGGTAGGTGACAGCCTGAAAGAGGTTCCGGTGAAAGAGAAGCCTGTAGTCGCCCAGGCCGAAGAAAAGAAACGGCGCAGAAAGGCCAAGGACAAGTAGCAATGCCGCGTGGTCTGTCCAGATGGGATATCGACGATCTTGATATCGTCGATGCCGTCGAGTTGAACAGCGACGGTACCACAGTTATCCAAACGGGGGTAACGGTGGTGTCCACGACGCACTCCACCAAACGTGTGGTGGTCAGTGGTGTATACCTTATCCAAGAGCCAGATCAAAGGATTGAGCCGAAGGATAGAGTTACACTATCTGGGACATCTGGAGGGTCAGCCGACGGAAACTACACAGTTGCAAGTGTTATTGATGATCTCACTTTCACTGTCGTAGAAAACATTCCAGATTCCACAGGAGGGTTGGTAGAATTTCGTCATCCTCCTGGAGCACTGAGAACTGGTTTTGATCCTGTTGGTCTTACTCATATCACTGCCAATCAGGTACAAGAGGCAATCAGACAACTTGATGCAGCACTACTGTGGAAGTTGCTCACCGGGAATCTGGTTCCCATTACTGATGGCCAGGGTGTGGTGCTCAGCCACACGGACGGGGTGCAAAAGGTCACCCTCAAGAGGAATTCGGGCAACTTCGAGATCACTGTTCAGGGGGATGATGACCGCTCCTTCTTCAAGAATGCGGTGACCGAAGAGAGCCACCTCCTGGGCAATGACCAGAATTCCTACGCCCTGGTTCAGAACAGCGACGATGAGGTGTGCTTCATCGTCTACGGCGACAAGTCCTCCCGCTTCTATGGTCCGCTGACCCAGGGCGATTCGACGTCGCTAGCATCGGGGCCGGACTCCTTTGCTCAAGGCACCGGCTCGCAGGCAGAGGCAACGGCCTCGCATGCCCAGGGCGTGTGGAGCCGCGCGACCAATGACACCCAGCACGCTTGGGCGGGTGGGTGCTTCTCTGAGGCTGGAGACGCACAGGGATCTCACTTCGTCCTCAGGGGAGAGACCCCTGGGGATGCGGTCGGCGAGGAGGTGGAGCTGAAGTTCGGTGTTGATGGTGACTTGGTGCTGGGGCTACCACGAAGAACGTGGTGCATCCTGGTAGAGGCCGTGGCGACAAGCGGCACTGACCGCATGTGCCTCAAGCAAATGGTGCTGGCTAAGTCGACCATCGGTCCGCTGTTCCGGGCTATCTTCGATCTGACCGCAGAGGGAGTGCAGGAGAAGCTCTACACCGAGGGCGCGGCCACCTGGGACTTGAGGGTCGTCTCCGTTCCATTCCCAACACACCAGACGAGGATGGGAGTGATGTTCCGCACAGGCGCAGCCCAGGCTATGGTGCATGTGGTCTGCAACGTCCGCATGATCGAAACGTCGGAGCCGGTGCGCTAATGCTGATCACACCATCCTCTCAACTGCCAGAAGTGACCGTGGACCGCTCGGTCGGTATGAACACGGTCCTCAACCAGACTGCCTACTTTTTGCCGCTTGGGGAGCACTTCTTCGATGCGGTGAGCGAGACGGAGCTGGACTACGGCGGGGCGATGCACTACCCGGGAGACGGATTCTACAGTCACATTGGACGGAGCATCCCGCCCTGGATGAACGTGGGGGACATCAAGATCGGCATCGCGCTGACCACTCCTCCCCCGGCCGGAGTGGCGCTCACGCTGCGCTGGAAGCAGCGGATCATCCTTCATGCCCCGCCGTCCGTCATGCTCGTGCATGTTCACTTGGTCGGGGGCATCTACCGCCCGGACTACACCGTCCACGGTTGGAAGCAGAACGATCCGCTCCTCGCCCCCGACGCGATCCAGGTGGCTCTCCCTCCCGAGGGCTACGTGGTCGAGTGGTGGAGGCTGACCAGGCAGAAGGGCGGCGACCACGGGGCCGGAACCGGATACCGAGCCGGGCGCCGCTACCTCCCGGTGTTCCGGGGGCCGTCGGCGGGAACGGATAACGAGGGCCTGTTCCTGCGGACCCAGTTTGATCAGGGCTCGGATGCTCGCCCGTGGCGGCACTATCGAGTCTGCTACTACAACCCGACGAACGGGGCGCGGAGCTCCCTATCGTCTGAAGTCATCATCTCGGCGGGGACCAAGCCCGATCAGCACAACGGGTCCGGGCCATGCCGCTACAACCTGTGGATCAACCGATGAGTGATCGCTTGAACCCTGCAAGGAGAGCCGCGCCGTCGTTTACGGCTGCCACGCTGCCTCTAATGGGCTGCCTGCGCTGTCCATTCCTTGCAGGGTTGAGGCGATCACCGAAGAGAGGGAACCATGAAGGTCACGCTGTCCAAGCCGGTCTCGTGCAAGAAGACCGTGGTGGGTGAAGTTACTGAAGCAGAGATCGTGGTGTTCACCGATGACACGATCAATCAGCGGGTGACGTGCATGTACCGCCTCGGTGCCCAGCGGCAGAACATCCTTCTCTGGGATAAGGAAGCCTACGTCGCGGCGGGGCAGTACACCGATGAGATGGTCGCAGCACGTCTGAACGAATTGCTGACCACTGTAGAGGAGTGAGAATGTGCCTCTCACTTCGTTTGTGCTGGAAGGCTCAGTGTGGGAGGTGAGCACTCTGACGTGTGGCTACTTGGCCACTTGTGCCGAGCTAAGGTTATTGGTGGTGGGTGAGACTGTGGATGAGCTGATTGCAGCAGCCTGTGATTCTTTGGGTATACCCAGAGTATCCTTGACTGAGGCCATCACGAAGGTTGAGTGGTAGATGTCCTCGAATGAGTTTCCAGCCATTAGGCTGGTTTCAAGTTTGGAAGATCGACTTCGTTCGATCTTTTCTTGTGAGGTAGTAGAGTGTCCAATGGTGAAGACTCTTGATCAACAACTTGCGGACCTCAGAGCGTTAGCCAAGAAGATCAAGGCTAAGTTCGGTATTGATCTAGGAGACCTGAAAGGCTGGTTGGTAGGATAAACGATGGAGAGATTACTGAGGAGGATGGCCTTGAGCTGATTCAGCAATTGCTGGAGAAGTTCTTCAGGCTTAACGACTACATTGATAGGCTTCGGTAAGGGGTACCCATGGACGCCGCTCTTGGACCAGTCATCACTGCGTTGTTGAAACTAGGGGCGCCGTGGATTGTGTGCGCGGTGTTTATCATTCTGTTCATCAACAGCCAGAAGAGGATCAATCAACTGGCTGACAAGCTATACGATCTTGGTATGGCCATGACCAAGACGAACACTGAGTTCAACGGTACGCTACAGAAGGTGGAACGAGATCTTGATGAGATACGGAGGAGTCCGCGATGAATCCGAAGGATGACCCGACATCTTTGGGGGCTATCCTGCTTGCGATGGGGATTATCAATTCTCATCAGCTTGAATGTGCTGTTGAGGAGCAAGCTGATTCGTCGATTGAGGTGATGCTGGGAAAGCTTCTCATAGCGAATGGCCTGATCTCCAGCGATCAGCTTGACATGGCTCTTAGCGCACAGGTAGGACTGAGAAGCAGAAAGAGGGATGTGAAAGCCAAAGCTCAGGCCGCCATCGCTGAAGAGGGCAGCGCTCAGGTGATAGCCCTGGCGGCATCGGTGAGAGAGAAATCAAGCGCAGCGAAGAAGAGGGCAACCGGCGACACATTCCCGGCAGTGACGGCGGGGTTGTTGTCGTCGAAAAAGCCAACATGACGCGAGGTCGTCTTGTTCAGTGCTCGGATAAAAACCGGCGAGAAGGAACCCATCATCGTCATGGTGGTCGATTCTGTCGATCAACCTATGACTGGTCTTACCAATGTGAAGATCAAGGTTCGGAGGACAAGCGACAATTTCTATCTGGACTGGAGCGACAACGAGTTCAAAGCGTCACCCACTCAGCTGTTGCAGGAGCTGGACGAGGTGTCGTCTGCACTCAGCCCAGGAGAGTACTACTTGAACACGCCGACGCATGTGGATGGGTTCGATACCTCGACATTGGGTCCGACACAGCCGATCGAATCCTACGTCGTGACGGCTGTGATGGATGGCGGCGGCGATGCGGCTAACATGCCCCAGATTGGGGAGATCAAGATGGGTGGATTCGTCGACGATGTGGTCGAGGATCGGTACCCGGTGATCTTCTAGGAGACAGACGATGTCCTACATCGAGATTCTTCAAGGAACACCAACCTGGCTGCCTTTCCTCGCTGCGGACGTCGGCACTGGTGATCCGCGAGTGGGCATTCTCTACAACCAAGTGGATGTCAGCTTCAAGAAGTCCACTGATCCAACCTTCACTCTGAAGCTGCTCTCGGGGGCTGACTTCCGAGAGAACGGCAACGGCTTCTACGAGATTCTGTTCTCCGCTCCAGAGCTGGCTGTTCTGGGCACGTTCCTCTATGTCGTTAACGGGAACGGGGCTCTGCCGTCTCCGGCCATCCGTCAGTCGGTGGGCCAGGCATTCGTGGAGTCGTCGAGCACCTACACTCCAGGAACGATCAGCCTGGCGACCAATGTCATCACAGGAAACCTGGTCGACCTCAAGGGGCAGGCTCTCATCGGAGAGTCGATCAGCGCCAGAGTACTGTCAGCGCCGGCTATCATGGGGATCACTCCGAACCGTGGTGGCATCTGTTCTGGAATCATCAGCGCCAAAACAGATCAAGGAGGCTTCTTCGCCCTCGAGATTCTGCAGGGCTCAATCGTGGACATCGTTATCCCGGTGATCAACTATCGGCGCACTCTGACTGTGCCGGCTAACGCGTCGGACAATCTGTTCGACATCCCATAGGGGACAGACATGGCGGCACCAACCACTGTCCAAGTCACTGTTGATCTCGACGAGTACAGCAAGTTCGAGCGTCCTCGTCAGGTGATCAATGTCCAATGGACTGCGTCTGGCGGCGGCAACATGTCAGGGACTGTCTTGACGGTGCAGCTTGTCAAGGCGCGTAGAGATCGAAGCGTCGCAGTGTACTCGAAGGACGTCACGATCTCTGGCACTACCGATCCACAAGTAGGAGTTGTGTCGATCAACCTTTACGAAGATGTAGTTGACCAGTATCAGATCAACCTCATCCGTAGGGGGTACTACTTCGTCAAAGCGTTCGTGAAGTCCAATCCCTCGGTGGCGGGTGTGACAGCTGACTTCCTTATTTCGATCCTGACGGCTCAGCAGCTCCGGGACACGTACATCTTCGGTCTGCCTCTGGAAGCCAACGATGTGCGGGCTGTGAAGTTTCAGCCGTCGGAGATCACCGGCGTTGAGGTGGTCCAGGTCAGCACGTCCCATGCCACGGGGTTCGAGAAGCTCACCTACGTCTACCACGGAACAGCAACCGTCTCGAGACAGATCTCATGGGGAGCTGGTCCTCTGATCGTGATCAACTCCCCTGGTCGTTATCTTCTCAAGAGAGATTGCCAGGGCAGCGACTACATCGTCATCCAGGTTCGAAACGTGACTGCTCTTCCCACTGCCAACAAAGCTGAGGAGCTGTTCGTCACGGCAGCCGAAATCACTGACGACATGCTACGTCGCTGGATCAACCAGTCGTGCGACTGGTTGGAGAACGACAAGCTCGCGGGCGTGTTTCTAGAGCCTACTCGGATCACCACGGATTTGGTTCCGGTTCCAGGTGGCCCGGTAGTGGACTGGGACTTCCTTGTTCCGCCAATCACGTTCTTCCCGTCGACCCCAGCTCGTTGGATCGACATCATGTTCCCTTACCCTGGCCTGCTGAGGCTCGACAACCTGTTTGGCCAGATCGCCAATACCAGGATCATCGATACAGCCCTGGAATGGCTAGAGATTGCTGAGCGTAGTGGGTACTCGCAGCTGGTGCCTTTCAATCAGCAGATCGCTTTCCAGTTCATCGGCCTTGTCTGGGTCGAGAGCATCCGTGGTCAGATCGAGCTGCCGAACTTCTGGCACTTCAACGGGCGGGCTGGTTTGAGGCAAGTGGATCCTGTTCTTCTGGAGATCTTGGGCAAGAAGGCCGCCATCGACGCTCTGACGGTCGCTGGGCACGCCTACCGCGGCGGGTTCTCCTCCCAGTCCCTATCCCGAGACGGGGTGTCGGAGAGCGTGTCCTACACTGCCAGCGCCGTCTACGGGATCTACGCTGCAACTATCGAGGATTACAACAAGTTCATCAACCGGGAGATCAAAGGGGTCAAGGGCAGGTACAAGGGGCTGGGAGTGGTGGTTCTGTAGATATAAGTGGCCGAATTCTCTTTGTTTCGGTTACTATAGCGAGGATCATGACGACGAGAGGACCATACCGAGGGCTGGGGATCGATTGGAACCTCAAGCTCCACACCGGCCAGGTGAACAACCGGGGCGAGATCGTGATCCACGAGACGGCGATCCGCTGCCCGTGTGGCGCTGATGACATGCCGGCTGGGCTTCTGGAGCGTCCTCACGTTCTGCGGAAGAGAACGACCTTCCGCTGCGAGCTGTGCAACGGCATCGGATTCCTCTTCCGAGATCCTCGCAAGGTCGTGGCCATCCTCACAGGGATCTCCGAGACCCGTAATCGCGATGAGATGGGCTGGATGGTTCCAGGCGACGCCATCATGTCCATCGCTCCGGGCTACCAGGTTTGCACTGGAGATCGGATCACCTACACCTGGCCTCAGGCCGTGGATGAGGGACAAGTCATCGTTCGAGGAGCTGGATCTCAGGACGAGAACGGTACCAGGAAGAACATCGGTGTTGACGACGATGAGGATCTTCTTTGGTACAACGCCGCAGAGTCGGTATGGTGCGAAGATCTTGATGGCAAGGTCTACGAAGGTGGAGCGGACTTTGAGCTTGATGGAAGCAGAGTGGTCCGCTGGAAGGGAAACCGACCGCAGATGTTCAAGCCCTACACCCTGAAGTACATGGCGTACCTGGAGTGGATCGTTTTCAATCCTCCGAACACGAGACAGGATCGAGGTCGTGACCTTGGCATGAGGTGCCCTTTGCGCAAGAGGCACATCGTTCTTCCCACGAAGGACCCGTCGATTCGGGCACTGGACCGCGTGGCTTTCTGCACGCGACTGGGGGGATGCTGATGATCACGTTGGTTATCAAAGTCAAGGTGTTGGCGGATCGACTCATCAACAAGATGGAGAAGCTGCCCCAGCGCCTCGAGGAAGCTTGCGAGAAAGGTCTTCGTCAGATCACGCAGGCGGCCTATGAGGAATGGCAGAACGAAGCTGGGCGCAAGCTGAAGTCAACACGACGTCGCTACCAAGACGCTCTGCACTACTCCATCGACGATGCCTCGCATTCGTGCATCACTCTGTTCGCTCGAGACAAGTCAACGAACTGGCTTGTCTCCAAGCTGGAACAGGGTGTGTCGGCATTCGACCTGAAGCCACCGCGCCTCGAGGGCCACGCCGGAGATCATTGGTCCCAGCTGCATAAGACGAATCCTGGCGGAAAGAAGCCGAATCCACCATTCGTGGACATCCCGTTTCGCACCAAGAACAAGGAGCAGGGTGATCCGAATAGCTACCGACGGATGCTGCCGAAGTCCAGTGGCTGGGTTCATCCAGGTTTCAAGCCCATCGGTACGGGCGGTCCTGGGCCGCTGAGACCGGCAGTGATCGAGTACATCAGGAAGCAGATTGCGACGGTCTTCGTGCCGTTGATTGCACGGGTGCTCGTATGAGCCTCATGCCAGAGATGGTCATTCAGGAAGTTCTGGTGAAGGGCATTCGCACCTTCCGAGAGAATCCTGATCTGATCGACATGCTGTTTCGAAATCTCACCCAAGAAGATGTCATGGGGTTGCGGGATTTCATCGTCAACAGCTCAATCGACATTGCGATCAATTGGCCTGCCACCCCGCCGCAGCTGCCGGCGATCATCATAGCCCTCAAGAGCGAGGCTGAGAGCCAAGCGTTCTTGGGGGACGTGATGCAGGGCCCAAGGAACGTAGAGGACACAGGAACGCCATTCGACTTCGAAGACGAGGCTGGTGATCCAGCGAATGAAGTTGGCAGTGGCTCCTTGTCTAACCTGGCCAACGAGACGTTCACTTTGGCTGGTCCGTACCGTGTCACCGCGGCAACGATCTCCACACTCATCTTCGAGACCACAGATGAAATCTTCAACATCTCCGATCCGTTTGAGGTGCCAGAAGTGTTGGTGGTGATTAGGGAGGGCCAGGGTGCTGGTCAACGACGCGTGGTCAATACCATGTCCAGGAATGCTGCCTCCAAAGCCATCACGGTGGAGGTCACTTCGAACTGGATGACGATCCCAGATGCGACGTCTGTGTTCGATTTCCAGTTCCAGGACGCCGGGCACATCACGGGTGAGCCTTCTAAGCTCTTCGGCACTGGAGCTGTCGTGGAGCGAAAGGGAGCCTTGTACCGAACGTCGTACCAGCTTTCGATCGCCGGTCCGAATCCAGAGATCACGATCTGCTTGTATGCTATGGTCAAGGCGATCTTCTTTATCTTCTGCGAGTGGATGCAGCAACGAGGAATCATCGAGCCGAAGGTTAGCGGGACGGATTTTGTTCAGAAACCAGAGTACCTTCCTGATCCGTCATATCTGCGTGCTCTGATCCTCGAGTTCCAGTACGGCTTTGATGTCTATCTCACGGTCGAGACGATCAAGAGGATCGCCGTCGCTCTCAGTGTTCGTGATCCGAATGTTGGGGATAGCTCGGGAGTGAGCCGAACTGTCTCTGAAACGACTTTGAACCTTGCTCCGTAGGAGGACCGGCCAATGGCGAAGACAACGCGTGAGGACGTAAAGGAGAACCCGGCTCCTTCTGCTCCGCAGCCCGAGCTGAAGGAAGCCTCAACCCCCGCAGAGGAGCCAAAGGTCGCCTCTCCGAAGAAGGAGCTGGCCCCCTTGGTGTCGTTTGCCAGGTGGTTCCAGTCGAAGGGATTCAAGCCCCACTGGAGAGGTGGCATGGAGGCGTTCGCGGACACCACGGGGCGGCGAACAGTCGAAGAGTGGGACAAGCTCTTCAAGAACTACTAACCAGGGTAGGAGCAAACCATGGCACGCTCAGTAACGTTCAACGGGATCACCCAGTTTCGACCGGGTGGTCTCACGAGGATCAACTCCAGCGCTCTTGCCCAGATCGGTCTCGCCACCAATGGCATCGTCGGTCTGATTGGCGAGGCCGAGGGCGGACCGCCTCTCACGATCGTCACCATCGACGATCCGGCCTTGGCCAAGGGTGCCTTCCGCAACGGCAAGCTGGCTGATGCCATCAGGGTGGCGTTCGACGCGTCGAACGATCCACGTATCCCTGGTGGCGCGTTCCGCTGCCTTTGCCTCAAGGTCAACAACAGCACACAGGCTGCGTTGACTCTCTACAACCGCATCGACAGCGTGGTTGTGGGGCCTGGATCCACCACATCGGTTATCCAGGTTCCTGCCGAGTCGTTCACCGTGGACGAGCTGAAGAACAACATCCTTCGGAGTGGCTCAGAGGATCGAGTGATCCTGACCAACACGGCGACAGCCATCACGCTGGCAACTCCGTTCTCGGCGATTCCGGCTACCTCGGCCACGTTGTATGTTCTTGCCCCGATGATCGTCTTCACGAGCAAGGACTACGGTGCTCACACCAATCAGATCAAACAGGAGTGGGAGCCTGGCGTGACCAGCGGCGGCGCCTGGTCCACTTCGTTCGGAGATCTGTCCCAGGTTAGCGATGACCTCGGTGACAAGTCATTCCTCCAAGTAGAGTACATTGGTCAGTCGACTCGTGTGCTCTTGGACGGAGGAACAGCCGACGGAGCTGGCTCTACGACACAGATCGCTGACTCCACCAAAGCGTGGACTCCGAGCGCGTGGATCGGATTCTTCGTCAAGGCGACGGGTGGTGCTCTGACCACTCCGAACTTTCGCAAGATCAGCGCCAATGGAGCGACCACGGTCAGCGTTACCAACGCCTTCCAGCTGGCTCCTGGCATCGGAGCCACGTACGAGATCAGGAAGGGTCAGATCTTGACCGGGGCCCTGCTTGCCGCTGGCTCTGGATCATCGTTGACTCTGCCCGGTACGGGTGTCGATGCCATCAATGTGGCTGCCAACGAGCTGGCAGGCATGGTCGTGGCGATTACGACTGGCGTGGGAGCCGGTCAGCGTCGCTCGATCACCAGCAACACGGCTGGTACGGCTCCAGTTCTCACGTTGGACTGCCCGTGGACCACGCTTCCTGGCGTCGGTGATGTCTACGAGATTCACTATGTCACCCAGGCCACTGGATCGTTTGTCGGGTCCCTTGGAAAGGCAACAGCCTTTCGCACGATGACAGCGGTCAACGGGGCGGTCTCTCCGACTCAGGAGCTGAACATCACCATCAGTCCGCTGGACACGGTCGAGCAGCTGGCAGCGACGATCAACGCCAACACCAACTACAAGGCCACGATCCCGAGCTATGTCAACAAGCAGACGACGCTGGCCTCGTCGTTCGACTTCGATCTCGGTGCCACCGGATCAGACCTGAGGAACGATCTGGCCACGGTGACAACTCAGCCGACTCCGACGCTGGCCTACACTGTTCCGTGGCCGAACAACTTCAAGCGGAACCTGTCGCAGCTGGTTGACGACATCAACGTCAAGAATCAGTGGATCACGGCGGCGAAGGCTACGACGGGAGGAACCGGAACCGGTGGTGGTCGGCCAGAGTGGACGGGTGGATCAGTAGGTGTCGTCGGAGACACATACAGGTACCTGTCCGGCGGTTCTCGCGGTCACAGTCACAACAGTGACTGGCAGACGGCGTTCGACATGATGCTGCAGGTGCGCCACAACTTCGTGGTGCCTCTCATCGTTGAAGATCTGGCCAACGAAGGCCTTACTTCGGATGCCACTTGGTCTGCAGTAGCAGCTCAGCTGTCGGCTCACGTTTCGATGGCTCGAGGTGTTGCCAAGAATGAGTGTGGTGGCATCATCGGCTACAAGGGAACGAAAACCCAGATTCTGTCTCAGGTGCAAGCTATCAACAACGAAGACATTCAACTCTGTGGACAGAGGATCGATGTTCTCGATGTTGACAGCAATCTGGTGACCCAGGATGCGTGGGCGCAAGCAGTTGAGGCTGCCGGTATGAGGTCTGGTGCTCCTGAGGTTGGCGAGCCCCTCACCCACAAGTACCTCAAGGCCTTTGCGATCACTCAGGACACGTCCTGGGATCCTCGTGACCGGACGGACGCGAATCAGATGATCGCAGGTGGAGTTCTGTTCGCGGAGTTCGTCCAAGGCAAGGGCATCAGGTGGGTCCGCGACCTCACGACGTACCTGAAGGATGACAACCTGGCCTACATGGAAGGTTCGACTCGCGATGTGGTTCGGTACGTGGCCTACGGGCTTCGCACGACCCTTGAAGACCGGTTCACCGGTGTCAAGGGCAGCCCAGCCAACGCGGCTTCGATCAAAGACACCGCGGTGGCGTACCTGGATGCATGCAACGCCGACAACATTGTCGTCACCTCGCTCAACGACAACGGCGAGACGGTGCCGGGCTATGAGCAGCTCCGGGTGACGATCAGTGGCGACATCGCCACCATCAAGGTCATGATCTACCCCGCGGTGGGGATCAACTTCCAGCTCAACGATATCTACCTCCAGCTGCCCAGGCAGGCTGCGTAGAAGACAAGAAAGAAAGGAGACTGAGTCATGTCGATCTCGATTCCGGCCATCCTGGACACCCAGCTGGCAAACCTCAAGGCTTCTGTCCTGCCTCACACGGATGCGACCACTCACACCGCGGCAGCCACAGATCTATTCGTTCGGGGCAATCGGGTGGGAGACCTGTTGAGGTGCCTGACGGCACTCATCGACACCACGGGACTGCTGGCGGTAGCCATCGGTAGTTCGACCACGGCGGTGAAGACGGCAGGTGCCTTCACCAGGGTCAATAGCCTCGTCGGCGCCAAGGTGACGTTCCTCGGCGATGTGACCCCAGCCCTGGCTGGTGTCACAGCGTTCGTGGTGAGCAACACGACCAACACGCTGAACCTGAACAAGGTTCTGCCGTCGGCTCCAGGCGACAACGACACCTTCAGCGTCGAGTACGCTGCCGTCGACGCGGAGATCGATTCGATGAGTGGTGGCAAGGGGCTCGGCGACTCTGCCAGCAATCCTTATGGCTTCGGCCCCACGATGATCTCAGCCCTGGTGAGACTCATCGGACAGCTGGGAGGTGCCGTGCCGGCCTGGTTGAGTGCAGCCACGGTCCCTTTCACGGTCGGCAGCCCCTTCGCGGGCGGATCTGCTGGCGGCCACGGTGGCGGGGCTCTCATCGCTTCTGCGCTGCAGCTGGTCCGGGACACGATCGCCCTCTACACCAAGCCCTCCTAGCAGCTGAGATCGTTCAGCTTTTCTAAGATCCCGATTTCTTGACGCGGGTCTACCACCTGAGATAGGCTGGTTGTCAAGATCCTGTTGTCCGCCAGGCCACAGGAAACAGTGTGATCCCCGGGGAGGCAAGTCCTCCCCGGGGTTTCACCTTGCTCGCCAGCGGAGTGCTCTGGAGCTGACACGTAGCGGTCACCCTTCGGCACCCCCAGCATGCTCGGTAGTAGAAAACAAGATCAACCAAGGATAGGAGGATCCTATGGCGGAAGCCACTGCGAACGTTGCCGGCGCACCTCAGGTGTTCTCCGGCGCTCGGGCTCGTTTCAAGGTCAGCGGAGTGACGGTTGGCTACGCCGCAGGAGTGAGCGGCGAGGAGACGATCGACTACGAACCGGTGGAAGTACTTGATCTTCTTGAGGTTCGCGAGCATGTGCCGGTGGCGTACCGATGCACGCTCTCGGCTCAGATCTTCAGGATCATCGGGGACTCCATCAAGAAGCAAGGGATCTTCCCCAAGCCCAAGGACATCATCACGTCGAACGCGATGGATGCCGCCATCGAGGACGCTGGTGTCACCCGCAAGACCGTGGCTCTCTTCACCGGTGTCCGCTGCGGCGGGCACTCTTTCGATGTTACCGCCCGCGGCATCGTGAGCGAGAACGTCCCCTTCGTGGCGATCAAGGTGGCGGACGAGTACGAGCGTCCGTAACGGGCCGTCCAGAGACCTGGCGACAATAGGAGATAAGAAGATGGTAGATCCAGCAGCAATTGTGGGTGGTCAGCCGCAGTTCCGACAGACCAACCCCTCCACTTCGCCCTCGCAGCCGATGCCACCGTACCCTCAGCATCCTCAGCAGGCGAACGTGATGACAACTCCGATCAACCGTACCCACAGTTTTCCTTTCCGATACATGTCGGAGATGGAGAACAAGGTGTACGAGGGCAGTTTCACGATCAAGAAGATGTCGGTTCGTGACTTGGCCCAGATCGGAGTCAGGAAAGTACAGCTCAATGGTGGGCTTCACTTCGACGAGAACAATCCTGGTCACGGCATCGAGCGACACATCAACAACATGAACGGGATGATGGCGCACCTCGAGTTCGCTGTCATCCAGGCCCCGACCTGGTTCAATCTCGACGAGATCATTGACCCGGACCTCCTGCAGGTTCTTTACGAGGAGGTTCTCAAGTTCGAGAATTCGTTTCTCCCTGCCAGGCTCCGAGAAGAGCTATCGACTGGAAGAAGCAGCGCGGATGATCGCAGCCAAACGGGTCAGGAACCCGGACACGCTGGACATCCTCCGCAGCTGGTGGGAGGCCAAGTACCACCTTCCATCGACCCATGATGCGTTCGAACAGCTCACGCTGCTGGAGCTGTTGACGCTGTTCTGGGAGGACTACTACCGGAAGAACCCGATCGAAGCGAGGCAGACGAGGGACGGACAAGTAGTCTTCAGCAATACCGGCGACTCTCTCATCGACAAGTGGGAGAAAGAGATCGCCGAGGGTCTCGAACCTGATCTTCTCGATGGTGTGGACACCGAGGAGAGGAGGAAAGAAGAAGAAGCCAAGGCGCGTCTCACACAGCAGAGCGTGCAAGTAGCTGAAGAGATCGGCCTAGCCGACGGATTCTCTGAGACCTACTGAGCGAAGGATGGCGGCATGCCGGGCGACGAAAACAAGATTCAAATTGAACTCGAGATCAAGATCAAAGAACTCGAGAAGAACCTTCGGGAAGCTACCCAGCGCCTCGAAAACTTCGCCAAGCGTGCCACTGGGGACAAAGGTCTAGGCAGAATCGAGGGTGGTCAGGGCGCCGGGTCCAGAGGCGCTGGTGGTCGACGCAAGAAGGGAGCTGCAGGCGCGGTCAATGAGATGTCGGATGCCTTCAAGCGGGCATCCGACACTCTCTCGATCCTCAATCGACGACTGAAGACCACCGAAGAGCGGATGAAGAGCATTGCCGCTCTTGCCAAAAGCGTAGGGTTCAACTTCGGTGGAGGCACTGGTCCTGGTGCTGGTCGAGGTCCCGCTCCAGGAGCGCCTCCTCCTGGTGGTGGCAAGAAGGGTCCAGGCTTCCTAGGAGAAGGTGGGGGGTTCCTGGCAGGCCTGGGACGCGGTTCGGGCCTGGCTGGGCTGATTCAGGCCTTCCAGGGTCCCAATAAGCGCTACCGGCTCGGTGCAGCTGCTGGACGAGGGATCGCTGGGCTCGGCTCTGGTCTTCTGGGTATGGTCACCGGAGGCCTCCAGTCCGGCTACCAACAGTACATGCAGTATGGGGCGGCCCAGTTCGGGATGACCGGTCTGGGCACCCCTCGGGACTTCCGCAGAAGGGGTCGTGGGAAGTCTGGAGGGGCTCTCGGCTTCACCCCCACTGAAACGGCCACCCTGGCACCTGCTGCAGCAGCTGCAACAGGCAATCTGGGCTCGGTTGGGATGGCTCAGCAGCTATCCCTGGCTGGTGGGTTCGGTCCTGGTCGCATCGGCGAAGCCATTGCCCACATGGGCACGATGCGCCAGGCAGGCCAGTCTTTCACAGGAGCGGTCAACCAGAAAGCTGCTGCTAAGCAGCTCGAGAAGACGATCTCTTTGGGCATGTACTCCGGCCTCGAGAAGGCGAGGTTGCCGGAGTTCTTCCAAGGCGTGCAGGCCTTGACCCAGCAGCAGTTCTCTACGGCAGCTGGCAAGGTCGACATGACGGCCATCTCCAAACAGCTTGCCATGATGGGCAAGTACGGTGGTGTTGGCTTCCAGGGTCAACGTGGTCAGCAGATGCTCAGCGCTGTTGATCAGATGATCAAGAATCCAGGTGCTGGCGAAGCCGGGCAGGCCATGATGATGCAGGCCATGGGCTTCGGAAAGCCGGGAAGCGGGGTCAGCTACTACGACGCTCGCAAGATGCAGCAGAAGGGAATCCAAGACCCAGAGAACGTCACCCGGATGATGAAAGAGGTCTACGGTCAGCATGGCAACATGAATGCCCCTGGCCGGGCTCCTGAGAATCAGATGGCCAACTTGGTCATGGAGCAGATGAGCGGCGGTCGTCTCTCCATCGAGCAGGTCGAGAAACTCAAGGACATCTACGATTCCAACCTGTCCTTGGCCAAGAAGAATGAAGAGATCAACAAGGTTCTCGAAGAGACCAAGCCCATCGACGAGCAAGCGCTCAAGGTTTCCAAGGAGGGCTTCGCCGGCATCAAGAAGCATATGGCTGGTGTGGAAGCCATGCAGATACATATCGGATCGAAGATCGCTCCGGTGATGATGAAGCTGCAGATGGCTCAGCTTGAAATGATCAAGACTGTTGCTGACTACCTTCCTAAGATTTTCAAGATTCTGGAGGACATCTGGAAGACCATTGTCACTTGGTGGTCCAAGACAATGAAGATGCCCGATCCTGCAAAGGCATGGCAGGAGATTAGTAGTGACTTCAACAAGATGACGAATGCCATTGAGAAGTCCAGCTGGAAAGGAACCAAAGGTCTTCGTGAGCGTGGACAGGCTGAGCTTGGTGCTGCAAATCTGATGCAGAATAGGAAAGCTCTCGAGCACCTGACTTCAGGTCCGATGGGTATGATCGGAATGATCGGAAGCTCGGCCTATCGAAAGTCTGTTACCGAGGCCATGGTAGGCGCTCCCACAGCTGAAAAGCAGATGGCTCAGCGTCAGATTGATTACGCGAACATCGTCGAGGCCTACTTCAAGAAGCAAGGTGGGGAGAAGGCAAATCAATACCTCGAGGCCATTACCTCTGGTCAGACACGACGTCTTGCTCACGCCGCTCAGTCTGGTGATCGAGCCACGATGGTCAGGGCGGCGAAAGAAGTTTTTGCTCAGGCCCGTAAGTCTGTGGAGGGTGCTGCTGCGGAAAGGGACAAGCCAGTAAAGAAGCTTAGAAGTGAGATCGAAGAGGTAAGCGATCCCGAATTCCTACGTGCTCGACGAGGGCAGGTCAAAACAGCGGCTGGCGCCACACCTGTTGGTGAGTCCCGTATCGCCGGGTCCAACGTAAATGTGCAGTCGGGGATGAAGGGCGAAGGCAGAACATCTGCCACAACGAAGTGATCCATGGCTGATTCAGTTCGCGACGTATATGGCGCTGAGATCTTCGATATTCCGAGGCAGTCTTCTGTCTGCAGGATTCTGATCTATTCTCACATCTCTGATGGAACAGGTGGTGGCAAAGACGAGAAGGGAAAGGAGTCGTCCAAAGCCGTTGACTGTACCCGAGATGTCATTCAGTGCCAAACCAGCAAGACGATCAAGAGTGGTGGAGGCGCCTCGTTTGTTCTAGTTCCTCGCAGGAACTATCTCAACTACATCTTTCCCAACGACTACGTCTTCATCTATTTTGATCCTGGTGATGGACGTGGATTCATCATGTCTTTCTTCGGGTTCGTGGACAGGATCGAAAGGGCGATCACTGTAAACGGAGACGGAACACAGACTACGGTCTTCAACGTCACTTGTTCTGATTTCACCAAAGCGTTCGACAAGACTCAGCTGTACTTCAACCCCAGCATTGTGCAACGTGGTGATTTCGTATCTCAGCATTTTGCTGGTACCAAGATGATCGCGGGAGCCCTTCTGCAGACCAAAGGTCTAACGATTAAGGGAAATCCTGCGGATATCGTTCTCACCTTAGCTGAGCGACTGTTGGGATTCAGTGCTCAATTTGCTGTGCCTGCCACTTTCCCTGTGATTGATCAGGCACTGGTCACCAACGCTCGTAAGACAAGATTCAAGAACCTCCTTACGGTTCTACCCGATGACTACGGGGCTCTTGATAGCCCTGATCAGTTGGAGAAGCTCAAGAAGGATGCTACGAAAGAGCTGGAGCAGCTGACGGGTCGGCCAGCGTCAGAGCTGACGAATGCTCTTCCTGAAAACGTCATCAAGGACAAGAAAAAGACGTCTGCTGCTGAGCAAGATCGAATCCAGACGAAGTGGGCCGCCTGGATGAAGATGCAGAGACCTGAGTTCACCACTGTTATCCAGGAGGGGAAGTCCATCATGAACCCTCCTGGGGTCAAACTCACTCTGCTCGATCTGATCGATTTCAGGTTTGTGGAATACAACGCGATCGACGGATCAATATTGTCTCCACAGATCTGGTCGTCGCAGGGACCACTGTGGTCGATCATGAACTCGTGGTCCAACGACATGGTCAACGAGCTTTTCTGCGATCTTCGTCCTGTTGGAGAGAACGAGAACTTCGATCTACAAACTGGCGGCTACGCACGGCGGCCAGATCTGCTCAAAGAGAACACTGGTGTCACGATGGTCCCGGCGATCGTGATGCGAGAGTATCCATTCTCGACGGTGGAGGGGGTTAAGCCGACTGGTTCCATCATCCTGCCGGGACAGAAGAAGCTGGGTCCGATCGCTCTTGGCGGGTTCGGTGACGAGGCGGTATTTGCCAAGGGGATCGGAAAGACTGGTAGACAAGTATCCAAGATCGAAGCCCTCAACCCGCTAGCAGCCTCGGGAGTGAAGGCCCAGAAGCATCTGGACACGTTTGCGATCAGCATCCAGGACATCACGAATGAGTCGATCGGTCGTAGTGATAATGACGTGGTGAACCTGCTCGAGGCCTATGCCGACACAGGTATCGGTGAGGCTGCGAAGTACATGTTCCAGGACTTGATCCCCATCTGTAACCCTATTTCAGTGGTTCGTGATGGCCTTAGGGTTAGGTCCTACACCACCAAGTTCGCCAGATGGCCTACACAGCTGAAGATGATCGAGGGGGTTGATGGACCCGGAAGTCGGTTCCAGACCATCCGCTGGGCTATGCTTCTGGATCACTGGTACCAGCACAATCGAGAGTACCTGAATGGGACGTTCAACCTACGAGCGTTTCCAGAGCTTCGTGTAGGGTACCGACTTGACATCAAAGAGCGGAACGAGTCGTACTACATCGAGGCCGTCAGCCAGAACTGGAAGATCGACCAAAGTGGTACCATGTTGACCACGACCGTGGCTGTCAGTCGTGGACAGCGAAACAATCCTCTCCCTGTGTACGTCATGCCGCCTCTAAAAGCCTGGGGCGGCTCCAACTGCCGGGATGACCAGAGCCGATTGGCCGACTGCTTCAGAATGAAGGACGTGCAAGCCACGTCAGCATCATCTCTGTGGTATGGAGATTCATCCACGTCGGAGCAGCATCTTCTCGACAACGAGACCGACCTTCCTGGTCTCAACAAGAATGGGAAGTTCAACTGGGGCGCCAATGAAGAGGCATTCGTAGCCTCAGGAGGAACCCCGATCACATCGTCGAAAGATCAGACCATCCTGCAGAAGGCTCTGACCAAGCTTCGTGAGGCGTTCAAGTTCCTAGAGGAAGCTGGAGGTGCCGCGGAGAAGGTTGGAGGAAGTGACACATGACGGCCAGAGTCAACTGCTACATGGAGGACGGAACTGTCCTCTCGTCTTCGCAACACCAGTTTCGGTCTCTCGAAGCCGACCAGGGCATGCACCCTCTGGTTGGGATCATCCTGTCCGTAGTTCCGGCGGACGCTGTAGACAACTACACAGCGCTGCAGTCGGATGACTTCCGAGGTATCCGACACGAATGCACGGTCCTGGCCACGGACCACATCGGCCAGCAGCCGGATATTCTGATCAAGCATGTCACGGTTCCTCCTGGCCGACACTCTGGCGTCGACAACTACGAGGAAGACCTTCCTCGTGGATGCTCGGAGTTGGTGGATGGGTCCACGCTGAGCAGCGATTTCAGCAAGGTCAACTACGCCAAGCTCGACGGTGAGTGGTGCTTGATTGGCTTCATTGGTGGTCGTATCGAGCTTCCGTTCATCATGGGGTGGTGGCCACATCCGTCGAACCCGTTCGATCTGGCTACGAGCGGTCATGGGTACAAAGAGAAGGCCCTTGTTCAGACCGACATCAAGAAGAATCGATCTCGGTTTATTCGTAGGGTCAATGGTACCATCTTCGCGATCAACAAGACCGGAGATGTGTACCTGGACACCACGGAAGCCAACTCTCAGGTTTCGATCAAGGATGGGAAGCTGACTCGGAAGCTGGTCGACAAAGGTGGCCACGTACAGGTCGATGTTGGTAAGACCTGCCAGCTCGAGATCAACTTCAACGAGAAGGAACATCAGAACCCTCGTCTGGGAGCCGGAAGTACCAAGTCCACTCCTGTGACTGACGTTGATCTTCCACACCCAGATCAGCCTGTAACAGGGTCTCCGAAGACCCGGGCAACCAAGAGAACCTATCGACGATCGAAGGAGTGGGAGACCCTGGAGAAGACCTCCAGCTTTAACCTCTTCTGCGAGAACACCGAAAGCGATGGTGGCAAGAAAGGCGAGTGCGCCGTCAAGGCCGAAGACACGATCTCGATCGTAGTCAGCAAAGGTACTGCCAAAGGGACTATGATCAACATCGCCGAGGGCAAGTTGCAGATCTGGAGCAACGATGGCTCCCAGATCAATGTTCTCAGCGATGAAATACAGATCGTGACAAAGAGCGGAGGGGTGATTGACCTGAAGGGTAGCACCATGACGGTCAGCGGAAAAGTGAACATCACCGGTCCGCTGGCCATTGGTGGTGTGGGCGTTCCACCAGTTCTTGGACCACCATTCCTGACCGATCTCGGGACAGACTATTTGGCCAAAGAGCTTGCTTGTGCCTCCACTACCTATGCGCAGTGGCAGGCCCTTGATGCCGCCACCAAGGCTCCTCCGCTGACGCCTCTAAATCCACCGTTTGCTGCCCTTGCAACGGCTTGGCAGAAGTACGTCGAGGCGATCACGGCATTCATGACGAAGGCTGCTCTGCCTCCACCGGCGAACACGTACTTGGCAAAGAACACAACAACGACATGAGCTGCGCGGTTTTCCCAGATCTGCCGACGCTGTCGATCAACATTCCGTTGATTCCGGCGATCCCTGATCTGCCGACGCTGCCTACTCTCAAGCTGCCGTCGCTTCCGTCGTTTAACCCAGAAATTCCGGTACCAGAGCTGCCGTCGCTCCCGTCTTTGTCGATCAGCATACCTCTGCTGCCAGCAATTCCAGAGCTGCCAACGCTGCCGACGCTGAAGCTGCCATCGTTGCCATCGTTCAACGTGGAGATTCCCGTGCCGGATCTCCCGTCGTTGCCGTCTCTGTCGATCAAAATTCCGCTGATTCCAGCGATACCTGAGCTTCCGTCTTTGCCGACCCTTCCAGATCTGTCGTTGTCGTTTTCATGCCCTGACAAGGTCCAGGAGAAGTTGTAATGGCTGATACCTCACTGTTCACCTTGGCGACAGTTCGTAGGAATGTGGATCGACGCTTCTGGGGAAGCCTCGACGACATCAAGACGGATGCTGGTATCGTCCTGTCCAGTGCCTTCTCTTTCTTCTTGATGAATCTGGCCACAGAAGAGGTGATGGAGTACCCAGGACTTGATCCGGCTGGCAAGTATCGCGGCCAGGGCAACCTGGCCCTCTATCAGTTCCCCACACCTCCGCAGCAATACGAGCTGGTAGAGCCAGCGGCTACGACCATCGTTCCGACGCAGGGAGGTGGAAAGTTCGTTGAGAGCCAGGGCGGCATCTTCAAGGACGTCCGCATCGGTGGCACCGTTGGCTTTCGTCCAAGCCCTCCGTCGACGGAGATGTTCGGTGGTCTGGCGAAGAACACGGGCATTCAAATCACGATGCCCAGCACGCTGAACAGCATCCTCTACAACGACGAGCGCGGACTGCACAAGAAGGAAGCGACCGGGTTCGACGACATCATCTTCCTGCGGAACCTCTTCCGGGCCTACTACGACATCAAGCAGCTGTCGCCCGAGGTCGCTCGCTTCACGGCCTTGGTGTGGATCTATAGCAAGGAGAGCGAGGCTTGGGTTGTAGAGCCACTGTCCTTCACCACAAACCGGGATTCCAAGAACCCCCTCAGCTGGACCTATCAGATCCAGTGTCGAACGCTGTATCCGCTGGACCTGACCTTCAAGGCGATCACCGAGTCTGCTGGTTTTATTAACCAGATCAACAGCGGGCTGGACTTCTTCAACAAGTTCGGCAAGGACTTGGCTCGCCATCTCAACGAGCTGGCAGGCGTCATCAACTACGTGACGAGGTTCCCGTTCAACATCGTGGACGGTGTTCTAGGTGCCGGCCTTGGCATCCTCGAGGGTGTATCCGCGATCAAGAACTCGACCAACTTCAGCAAGCTCACCGAGGACGCCACCAAGCGGTGGACTCAGTCATGCAACGAGGCGTTCGCTTCGTTCACCGATTCATTTTCTGTCCCCGGTGAGATACCGTCCGCAGGGGACATGGAAGTTGCCAAGATTTTGAGGGACTGCGTTCGCACAGGCGAGGGCCTGCTGTCCTTGGACTTTCTGTGGACAGAGCAGAGGAGTTACCAGGTCAGGGACTATGCTAATGCCTATCTGGATCAGTACGGTGAGCCACCGCTCACTGCTGGCTCCCCACTCAATGTCTCCAACATCACGATTCCGTCGTCAGCTGTTGAGCAGCAAGTCACCTCAGGTGACACGATCATGACGTTGGCCAAGAAGTTTTTGGGCAACGCGAATCAGTGGAAGAAGCTGGCGATCTTGAATGGTCTGAAGCCGCCCTATATCTCCACATCTGCTGGTGATGGGGTTCTTGGTCCAGGTAGCAAGATTTTGATACCGAAAGAAGCCAACGGAGTTGATCAGTCCAGTATGGTGCCCCGTGTGACCAATTCGGACGAGTCGTCGGACGAAATGTCTCCGATGATGAAGAAGTACGGCAGAGACATCAAGCTATCGCTTAACGAGAAGACTGAACAGTTCGATCTGATGGTGAACAGTAGGGGTGACTTAGATATCATCGAGGGTGTGGACAATGTAAATCAAGCTCTTGCGATCAAGTTGAACACAGAGCAAGGAGAGTTGGCTACTCATCCCACGTTCGGAGCCAAGTTCCCTATTGGCACCAAGTTTCCGTCGCTGGTCCGTCTGCATGAGTACTCGATGAACTTTCAGCGGACGATTCGTCAAGATCCGCGAACTGAAAGCATAGACAACCTGCGAATCTTCGTGAACGCAGATCAGGTTTGGATCACTGCTGTCATCAACCTGAGAGGCTCGGATTCACAGCTCCCGATCTCGTTCTCGGTGAGGAGATAGTCATGGCGTTCGTACCTCGCAACTTTGAGCAGATTCTCAACGACATGATCACCCATGTCCGCGCCAATTCGACGCTGACAGACTTCACCGTAGGATCGGCAATCCGTACCATCCTCGAGGCCTCTGCTCTCGAAGACGACGAACAGTATTACCAGATGGTGAGGCTGCTAGACGCCTTCCGAATCCAGACAGCAACAGGAACCGAGCTGGACGAGCGAGTGGCGGACTACAACATCGTTCGCTATGGCTCGAAGTCAGCCTTCACGGATTCGATCGTGTTTCAGAATGGCGGACTCACCACTGAGCTGCTGGAGTTCAACGTCCTGGCAGGATCGAACGTGCTGTTGACGTTGCCGGACACTAGCAACTTTCCGGTAGCCCCGTTCACCACCAGGGTCGGCGAGGGAACACCTTCGGTTGAAGACGTGACCATCACCAACAACGACACAACGAACCACCAGCTCAAGGCCGCCACGTTGATCTACAACCACTCTGCTGGAGATCGTGTGTCTCTCGTTACAGGCGGGGACAAGGTAATCAACTCGGGGCAGCAGATTCAGGTTCCGCCGAAGGCCGGCAGTTCGGCGATCACCTTCAGCACCCTGGAGACAGGAACGATCGTCGCTGGCAACTATGAGTCTGGCTATGTGCAGGCCAAGGCCACCAGCGTGGGCAAGAAGGGCAACGTCACGGCTGGACAGATATCTCAGTTCCAAGGCTCGCCGCCGTTCACCGGAGCCTTGGTCACGAACAAGAAGTCCACGACTGGCGGACGGGATGCGGAGACAGATGTCGAGCTTCGATCTCGAGCCATGGCGCGACTGAACGCCCTGTCCCGTGGAACCAGGTACGCCATCGAGGGAACCGCCATCGGTGTTGAAGATCAGAGAACAGGACAGCGAGTCATCACGGCGAAGATTCGCGAGGACTTCTCGGATCCCACTAACAATATCCTCTACATCGACGATGGTTCTGGGTTCACTCCCAGCAAGACCATTCTGGCGACCAGTTCTCTGGTGGGTCTCCACGGCATCGGGGTGACGACGTTGACCGTGAACAACGTGGAGCCATACCCTTCGTCGGGTTGGGTTCTCATTGATCCTCAAGGTACCAACCCAGAGCTGATCTACTATACCTCCAAGGGGACCGGAAACACGATCAACCTGAACCTGGCAACGTCGTACAGCCACGCATCTGGGATAGACGTACTCTTGGTAGACCTCGTAGAAACCGCGGAAGAGGGCCAGAACTTCTTCCAGACCTCTGACTTTCCGATCGTGAAGGGTACCTTCGATCTCTACGACGATGCCCCTGGCATATTCACAGAGAGAGTCGAAGGGGTTGACTACCTCTTCAATAGGACGAACGGAGAGGTCCAATACCTAGGCTCGGGATTGCCCAAGGGCACGCTGGTGATTGCCAACTACAGCTTTTACACTGGCCTGGTTCAGGAGGTACAGAAGGTGATCACTGGCGACCCCAATGACCGATCTAACTATCCAGGAGTCATTGCTGCCGGCATCATGGTGGCTGTAAGCACACCGGTCATCAGGAGAGTCACAGTGATCGTGACCCTCACGGCGAAGGTGGGATTCAGCAAGAGTGAGCTTCGGGACTCTGTGCAGCGTGAGATCGAGGCGTACATCGATGGACTTCTCGTCGGTGACAACGTGTACCGCGCCAAGATCGTGGAAGTCACGATGCAGGTGGAAGGTGTGGAGAACGTGATCGTCCAGTCTCCATCTTCGGATGTGGTGATCTTGGAGAATGAGCTGCCTGTATCGTTCGACTTCAACGGAAACAGCCTAGTAACGGTGCTCTAATGACGACTCAGCGCTCGGCCATTCGAGAGGCCAAAGATCAACTGTTCTTGAATAGAGCAGTCGGCGAGTATCTGTCTCACGTCTCGTCCAACATCGGCCTCGAGAGACCGGTCTTTGGCTTTCACAATGACGCCGTGTGGAGGGCCGTGGCGCGTCGTTTGGCACTGGACTATCGGCAGATTCGGAACTTGTTCGAAGACCTTCTGTCGGTGATCCTTGGTCCACGGATCACTGTGTCATCAGTGATGTCAGTTGACGCTGCTTTGGGGGATGAGTCGATTTACGTCACGGACCCAGGTCGTCTTCCACAGTGCGGAACCGTGGTGATCAACGAGGGTTTGGTGTCAGTCCAATCCATCAAGTACATGTTTCTTGATCCGCTGAGCGGACAGATGTGGCTCGAGACCGCTCTGACCAGCGCTCTCACCGCGGTGGATGACAACGCGGATGGAGCCCTTCTATCTGATGTTTCAGCAGGCGCAACCGCGCTGACTCTTGTCAGCGCCACGAAGTTCCCTACGTCAGGGTTTCCACACACCCTGCTGATCAATCCAGGCCAGGATGACGAAGAGGTTGTCCAGCTCACAGCCCATTCGACGCCCTCTAGCCCTCTCACAGTGTCGGCTTTGACCAAGGACCACTCTGGGCTCAAGCCGACTCCGGTGGTGTCGGAGCTGGAGAGGAATGCAGGCGGTGGCACCACGATCATCCTGGAAAGCACAGCCAACTTTCCGAAGTCTGGCGTGATCAAGGTCAAGGAACCTGGGGCTCTGGGTCTTGCCGAGATTGTTGAGTTCTACCTTAACGATGTCGCGAACAGCACCTTGTACCTAAAAAACAAGATCAGTTTGACCTATACTACTGGTTCTGGTGGAGCTAGCGTCACTTTGATGAGGCCGACGACGGTGGTTCAGCTGGGGCAGCTTCAGGTCAAGGGGGTTGGCTGGAAGATCTTTCAGACCATTCCGAGAAAGATGCAGATCTACATCCCACCGGAGATTTCCAAGAACCGGTTGCTGGACGCTTCCTACCTTCATGATGTTGTGACGGCTCCGTCCACTACGGTGGGAACCTCGGCCTCCATCGGTGACACGAGGCTCTACGTTGCTGATGCCTCTGGCTTCCCATCAGCTGGCGCTGTCATCATCAACAGCTCAGAGAAGATCGGTTATAACAGGATCGATCGTTTCTCGACGAGCCTGGTGGGGCGGTCTGGAGCCACGGTGCTGGCGATTGGTATCTCAGGTACGTTCGTGGCTGATGTGACACCGTTGCTAGAAGCGGCAGGTGTTGCCGGCAAGAGCCTGATCCTGAGCCGCGGAACTGTGAGACAGGAGACCCTAGTCTGGAAGTCCGTCGATCCGGTGACAAACTATGTCACGTTCGCCTTGGCGGCCACGCAGAATCACCTGGCAGGAGACGCTGTCGAGGTTGCCGAGATGAACACGATGTGGCTGACTCGTGGGTTGACCAGTCCGCACGCCTCAGGCCAGTCTGTGGCGCTTTATGTGGACGCCTACCCGGGGACTTCTCTGGCGATCGGCGATCCCCGGGTGTCTCCGGCCAACTCGTACCGGTTTCAAGGTCACTACACCTTTCAGCTAGGTGAGAGGGCTCCCAGCTCCACGGTTCGTACTACGATCACAGAGAACCTGGCCGGGCCGGTCTATCTTCTGCAGTCACAGATTGCCAACCGAGGGTCCCTCGAGGTTCAGCACGCAGAGCTGTTCGAGTCGACAGGTCTTTTCAGTATCCGAATCGGGTTCGGGTTTGGATCAAGTGAGACCATCGACACTAGTGCTGTCACGTTGTGGTACAATGCCACTGGGTTGGCGCTGACGTTGGCTGGCTCGATTGGTGATATGCAGATCACTATGTCGACACCGGACGCCAACAAGCTTCCGCACCCAGGTGCTGGCTCCTCTTACGGCTACAGACTTCTCATCGACGAAGGGTCTCTTGCGGCAGAGATCGTCATCGTTCGGTTGATCACAGGTGGTGTGGTCTACCTGGAAGAGGCTCTGACTCAGAATCACCTGCTCGGAGCTACGTGCCGTCTGGTGGCAGATGTCATCTCGCTGGGAAAGAAGCTTCAGTACTCCCAAGAGGGAAAGATTCCGTTTTCAGATCGAAAGCTGTTGATTCCGTCCAAGTACAACAACACGGATCGCTGGGTTCTTGTAGAAGAGATGAGAACGTCGATCCAGGTTGCTTCTCTGTCTGGCGTTCCAGCCAACGGAGGCATCATGCTGATCAACAGCGGTGATGCCAGGGTTCCAACGTCCAATCAGCTGGCAGCTGACATCAGCGCCGGAGTCACCTCAGTGACTCTTCGTTCGTCTGACAGCTTTCCGACCAGCTATCCCTACTTCGTCGAGATCGACCCAGATACCAACGTTAGTGAGCTGCGCCAGGTGTCAAACAACAACACCGGCACCGAGGTTCTGACTTTCAGTCCAGCGCTGAAGTATGCTCACCCCAAGGGAGCCTGGGTCAGATACTACCCCGGCTCTGAGGAACGGATCGATTTCACAACTGTCGAGACGAGCCCCGATAGAATCGTGTTTGAGGATGGAGACGGGGTGGCTCTCAGCGAGCCGCACCTTAGCGGGTCCAACATCGTTCTGTCAGCCGTCGAGAGTCTTCCCGGTCATGACGGCTTTGACTATCCTTTTTACCTCCCGTCCTCGTGGGCGGACAGGATCAACTACATCTTCGATCGAGGAAGAGCAGCTGGCGTCGAGATCGAAGTGATCAGCGACACCTAGGAGAACGTTCATGCCGAAGTTTCCGCAGATGCGTCCCAATGAGCGAGTTGATCTCGTCGATTTCGGAGCCGTGTTTGGCTATGCTCGCGAGTCTGACAGCCTGCTGACGAAGAAGAACATCCTCGATCGTCAGTCGAGAATCATACACGGTTTCCGTGTTGAGATTCCCGATCAGAACACCTATCCCGGCCGTGTCGTGATTCATGGCGGGGCCAGCTTCCGCTATGACGGACGAATGGTCTTCAACGAGGACCAGCTCGATGTCACCAAGTCTGTCACCTTGGATGCCCCAGGCACAACCTACTGGCTCGAGATCGAGTTCGTCGAAGCTAACAGCGACGTCGATGCCAGAGCGTTCTGGGACCCCACTGTGGAGAACGGAACCGATGTCTCCGGCGACGCCCTACCGGACGGGGAGGAGTTTAGCGCAAACGTGGCCACTAGAAAGACCATGGATTGGCAGATCGTGACGCCGATCCGCACTGGTGCCTCAGCCATGTTCGAGCGCGATGTTGTGGGCACGCTGTCCTCGCTGAGAATACCGCTCATCAGGTTGGCCACAGACGGAAGTGGAAAGATCAACTCCACTGGCAATCCCAGCTTGACCACAGAGAAGGCAGCATCGATTCTGCTGCGACAGATTTCCACCACCCAGACCGTGGTTCGGGACGCGTCTCTCTTTGTTTCTGGTCAAGATATCTTCGTCACAGCCGGAGGTGCGACTCAAGAGCTGGCCACCCTGTCGGCTGTCGACATCGAAACTGGTCTGCTGACCCACTCCGTGATCAACTTCACTGGAGATCACCAGCCGGGAGATATTATCAGGGCCACGGGGACTGGAACTGCGGACTACGTCACCAGTGCTTCCTACGGAAGGTACTATCGAGATCGTCAGACCATCTCGTCCCAGAATGACTGGCGGGACACGATGTACCAGGGAGACGAGGTTCACGGCGACGTTCTGAGCCGGTCCCTCAGCTCTCCTACGGGTCGATCTGACATGTCCTTGGAGAGCCTCAAGGACCATGTGGACTTCCTGGCAGCTCAGATTCAGGAGCTGAAGTGGGGTTCCCTCAATCCGTGGGACTCCGGTACCTCCGCGAGGAGGATTCCGCCTGGTCTGTTGGCCAACTTCCCCACAGTGCCTCGCCACTATGATCGTGCCGGCGGCGTCATGGGAGCCAGAACCGCCGCAGTTACCGTAGGTGATGGTGTGAATTCGTGGGGCGACTTCAACGGAGCAACTCAGGCCGTTCTCCAAGCAGCCCACGATGCCTTGCCAGCAGCTGGCGGCAAGATCATTCTCAAGAGAGGCTCGTACCACCTGACCGCAGACTTCAACTGGACCAGCACGGGGTCAGTGACATTCGAAGGTGAGAACGGAACCACCATCATCGTCGACGGTGGCCGGATTCATGTTGCCACTACTGGGTCGGTGACGATCAACAACCTCATCATCCAAGGTGGAACATCTAACGTTGGCATCCTGGTCGACACGTCGAACCCCGGCGGCTTCATGATGGACACGGTCCTCATGACCGATGCTGCGTTCTATCTGAATGCTGCCCTTCCTGCGACCGCGGTGTTCCATCGAGTGTGGTTCTGGGGCATCGGCGGCGCCATGTCGGCGATCCCACTGTTCAAGGTCTCCGGTACCAACGGGGTGATCTCTGGCAACTTCGCTGAGTGTGACTTCAACCACTTCTCGATGCTGTCTCTGACCTGCTCTCTGATTGACGGGATCAACGGAGCACCGACTCAGGCTTTCAACTATGCCAAGTTCAACAACTGCACATTCACAACGGCCCTGTTGAACTTCGAGAGCATCAACCTGGGAACCAATCCCAATCTTGTCCACTTCAACAAGTGCATGTTCTGGGGATGGTTGATCCCGTGTCACGTACGTGCCACTGGCGGAAACAACATCAAGTTCATCGACTGCATCGGCGCGGACATCTTGATTCCACCGAGCATCGGAACGGCCTTCTTCCAAGGCTCCACGGTAAACCACCTGGAGATCTCCGGCTACGTCGACAACAACCCGATTGGCTGGCCTACGATCGATCTGACGGATTGCAGCCACGTCAAGATCACCAAATGCGATCTCGTCACGACATCCGGGACGGCTTTGGGCAACTCGGCGATCAAGGTGACCTCAGCCTCCGGCGATATCAATGACTACTTGATCGAAGGAAACACGATCTCTGGGGACTACACCACCAACAACTCGATGGGGTTCTTGTTCGCCATCACCGGTGATGCGGCCCGGGTAGTTTCCAACGTGATCATTCGAGATAACAACTTCCGGTACCTGGAGACAGGAGGGTGCTTCTCCAATCCTCTGCCGGCGGCAGTGGGAACATACAAGAACATCGAGATCGTCGGAAACCAGTTCCGGGACTCTCCGTCTGGTGCGATCAACTTCAAGCTCGGCTTATTGTTCGGAGATCGTTCTTCGCGCAACAACGTGAACATCAGCGACAACACGTTCGACGAGCTGAATCCGCCGACTACTAACACGGTGAGCGGAAATCCGAGGTCTGCGATCTGCATTCTTGGAAGCAACAACTATGAGTTCACGATCAATAACAACCTGATCAGCAAGGTTGGCGCTACAGGATTCGAGCTGCCCAACACAGCGGCGATCTATTTCACATCGCTAGGAACCAGCACGATATCCAATAACACAATCGAAACCGTGATCGGAAAGGGTGGGTTTGGGATCCTAGGTGTCACTGGTTTCACCAATGGCAAGATCTGCAACAATACGTTAACCGCCGTGAACACAGTCACCGGAGGCGTCGGTCTTCAGAGCTGGGCTGTCGGCATCTATATGCTGACCGCGATAAACGTGTCTGTCACAGGAAACGTCTGCACCACTATCTATGGCCCATCGTCTGGAACTGGCGTTGGAATAGCCACTCTGGAGACTGCTGGATCGTGGACCAACGTGACCATCACTGGTAACTCGTTTTTGGGCAACTTCTCCAGTGTTATGAGAGGTGTGGAGATTGGTACGTCGGGCACCGTCAACACGGTCACCATTAGCGGAAATACCGGCTACTTCATGGATATCGGTGTGTACATCGCTGCGACCGGTGGAAACTACGATCACATCGCGATCACCGGAAATACCCTCACGGGAGGAGGCGGCATCATCGTTGCTCTGGCCATGGCAACCACCAGGAAGAACGTTTCCATCACAGGAAACACTCTGAACACTGGCAGCTATGACTCGATCATGATACAGGGGATCAATGGGGTGACTGTCAGCGGAAACAACGTCTCCTCGACGGCTGCCAAGAATAACATCATAGTCATCGCTTGCCAGAAAACTTCGATCACAGGCAACTATCTTTACACGATCGATGTGGCATCCCCACTCAACTCGGCGTGCAATGTCAACCTTTCCGATTCGAGCAACGTGGTGTACATCGTTAGCGACAATATCTGTGATCGAAATGTAGTTCTAGGAGGCATGCCCAATGCTTCTATTCTGACCTTCGGATCAGGAAATACGGTAGTTGGACAAGGTCTTGTCTGCGACAACATGATCCGAACAGTAGTTGTAGGAAACCCGGCTGACTCATTCCACGATGTTGGGGCTGTTTTCCCATAGGAGATCACAATGAACGCCTGGCCGCCTGTAGTTCCGCATCGGTTGGAGAATCGAATCCGCATCGAGACGGTGGATGAGAACACTGTCAAGATCATCGACAAGAACAGCGGCGCTGTGTTACAAACGCTGACCAAGACCGAGTATGACAGCGTCGCCAATCCGGTCATTCCGACTCACGAAGGATAGAAAGGAGAAGCACCATGAGGTTCCTCAAGCTTTCGCTCGTTTCCCTGATTCTGGCCCTTGCTCCTATGTCCTACGCCCAGGAGACCAAGGCCACAGCCCCCAAGGTCGAGGTCAAGGCCCCCGCGCCGGCTACCCAGCCAGCTGCAGCAGCACCGACCGCTGTCGCGGTCCCGTCAGTCTCTCAGCCCGCACCAGTATCAACGTCGTCCACTGCGGTCACTGCCTCTACTACAACCACTGAGGAGATGCTGTGGTGGAAAGTTCTGATTCGCTACGGCCTGGAGCTGGTCTTCTCCCTTCTTGGTATCATGGCGACAGTTCTCGTGACAGTGTTGATGAAGAAGTACGGGTTCGAGGACTATTCGGCCAAGGTGAACAGCATCCTGGAGCGTGGGGCTGGCTACGCTGAACAGAAGAGCCTCCAGGCCCTCAAGCTCAATGGGAAGCCCTTGGCCAGTGCTGAGAAGCTTGTGGTGGCTTTGGACTTCATGGCTGAGAAGGCGAAGGAGTACAAGCTCCCCGACAAGGGCAAGGAGTGGTGGACCAAGAAGGTCGAAGGATGGCTGGGTGTGCAGACCCTGCAGAACCCCAAGCCCGTCAATGGAACCACACCCACCGCTTAGATTGGTTTTGAACTAGCAGGAGATCCTCAATGGCAATCCCGGCTGTTACTTGCGGCGCGGACATCGAGTACACCTGGGCCTCTGGTGCTCAGACGGCAGCCCTTACTGCCGTAGCTACCGGCTCTCCCACGTCCTGGCGCTGGACCATCCTCTCTGTGCCGGTGGGACTGGAGGCGCTTCTGGTTGGGGTTCAGGGGAGCTTCATCGATGGAGTGGCCTCGGTCCAGAACCCATCCCTGCCCTTGCCCACCAACGTGGCGGCCGGGACCATCGTGCTCCAGTGCCGAGCCACCAACGGGGATGGGCAGAGCGATCCTGCGGTGGACCGGGAGAACGGCCAGCAGTGCGTGGCGGTGGCGGATGCTAACGGTCGTATCTTCCCCGGCTGTCTCGCAAAGCGGACCACTACCATCTGCGAGATGCACCAGGCGCGTGTGCGGGCACTTCGCATCTTGGGGGTGATCTAATGTCCTCCGTCCTGAGTATCACCGGCCGCTACGTCAAGAGTGGTTCGTCTCTGACCGACCTCCGGTCGGCTGGATGGGATCGGCCAGGGACTACCTACTTTGTTTGGGGCCTGGACAAGGACAACTTCTGGGTTGGGACCTCCAACGGACTGCTTCACTGCCTCTCCGGGGTGTGGCGGCTTCACCCGGAGTTCAAGGGGGCGGTGGCTGCAAGCGGTGTATCTGTTGATGACGTCTGGTTCGTCTTTGGGGAGAACGTAGCGGACCTAGCTGTCCACTGGGACGGCTCTGCGTTTCTCGCCGTGACCATCGCCGGGTTGATCAGTCCCTCCTATCTCCATTGCGCGGAGGCGCTGGGCTCCTCGGAGGTATACCTCGGCGGGGTAGAGAGAAGCCCCTACGCCCAGAGAGGCCAGGGTGTAATCTACAAGTGGGATGGGTCTACCTTCTCGCTCGGAGCGCACCTTCCTTGGCCAGTTCCAGGGGCACCCCCCACCACAGTCTGGGCCATGGCAACGCAGCCCGGGGGCGTTGGAATCTATTACTTGTGGGGAGGTGGCTCCTGGAGTGATCCCAGGTACTACAACAGTACCAGCATTGGAAACATCGGTGGTACCACACCTCCGGCGGCACCCGGAATGATGACTGTGATCCGGTCGATAGCCTGCACCGCTACAGGTGTTTGGGTGGGCGGATGCTACTTCCACTCAATTGGCATTAGCTGCCCGACAAGCACGCAGGTTACGGAGTACACCGGGGGATCCTGGGTAGTCCGTGACGACGGATACGTCAATGCTGGCACCAGAGATGACTGCGCCAACGTTTACGGAGGGCAGAACGGCATCTGGACCGGGGACTACGGGTACGCTTCTCGGCGTTGGAACGGAGCTTCTTGGGACCTTCTCTCTGGGGTTATCCCACGGGGTTCTGGTTCGGCGTCTGCTACCTATCGGCAGATCTTGGTGCTCTCAGATGCTACTCTAGCGGTCAATGACAACCAGCGCGTACTCCGGCTTGACGAGGGTGGGTTTGTGCTGGACGTTGATCTTGCATCATTCGTTCCGGTTGGGTCAGCTTGTGCATCTGGTGGAAGTGTTGCCTCGATTCTGCTGACATCAGACTCACAGTCGATTTGGAAGAAGAGTGGCTCAGCACTTCAGCCCAACGGTAACGGGCCGAGTCGCCTGTTGAGGTTCTTGGGTGCAGCCGCATTGGGGGTGATCTGGGAGTCCCCGGATGGGAGTTTGGCGCTCTGCGCCGCACAGGCTGGTAGCAGTTATCCGGGCCGCTGTCTTCTCTGCTCCACGGGGACTTCCGTTCCTCCAGTAGGCTCGAAGTGGCGGTGGGGGATCAACTGTACGACGGAGGACGACCATCCGTGGGAGCTGACCGCCCCGGTGACCTCTGGCCCGGTGAATGTGATCTTTGGGCTCGATGCCACCCACGTCTGGGTACTCTGCCGCTACGCCCTCTTCTTCTTCAACGGGACGCACTGGGGAGATGCAGCGAACCCGGATCAGCTCAACCCCGCCTTCGCGGTTCAGACCTTCCCGGGGAACTGGTGCAACGGCCTGAAGGTGTGGCCCGGGACGGGCGGGACCTTCAGCGTGGTGGTGGGGGACGCCAACGGCTACCTCCACACCTCGGTCAACGGCGGAGCGTGGGTGACCAGCTCTGCCCACACGGACGGGATGGGGGGTCTAGATGGTGTGTCCCCAACGGACCTCTGGGTTGAGTGCATCGGGGCAAGGACGGTGCGCCGCTGGAATGGGTCGGCGTTCTCCGACCTCCCGGCCTACATCCAGAGCCCGATCAAGGTATCTGTGGCCTCAAGCACGGACGTTCTGATCCTCTGCTACGACGGAACGACCTGGCACTGGGACGGGGCTGCCTGGACGCAGGACGGGGAGAGAGAGCAGTTCTACGTGGAGCTGGACTCTACCTCTTACCCAGCCTTCCTGCTCAACGACGGGACGGACCACGCCTTCGCCGGTCGGGACCTGGTTACCCGGGTGCGTCGTGGCTCCACTGGGCTGTGGGACGACCCCTTCAAGCCCGTCCCGAACGACCTCGACGCCCTCTCTGTCTCTGGGTCTGCTGTCTACCTCTTCCAGCGGTTCCGGGCTGCACAGCGAGTCTCCCTCGCAGATGGGTCCAGGAGCCTGGTGGACGTGCCGGAGCCCAACCGCTACGTCTACGCGGGCCTGAAGCAGCGCGTTTCCTACGTGGACCGCGAGGACCGCCTGGTGGTGGTATCCTCGGACAACCTCTCCTACCATCGCGCTGCCTCCGGGGAGTGGACCACGTATGCCCTCGGCTGGACGTTCAACCCCTACGGGAGCGTGCGCCCGACAAACCTTAGCGGGCCAGACGCACGAAGCGTGGCTGTGGCGATGGGGCGGGAGGTTCGCATCTTCCGTGGCAATCGCTGGGAGGCGTTGACCGTTCCGGCTTACTCAGGTAGCGGGGATGCCTACGCGATCTGGTACAACGGGACCATCCTTGCAGTATCCATGGGGACCAAGATCGCTCTCTGGGACACCATGTCCTGGACATGGATCACATGCCCCATTGGTCCCTACTACCTCTTTCGCACGGGGCGATGGTTATACGTTTGTGGATCAAGTACGGATATCCGACGCACAGATCTTCTAGCTGATCCATTTGGTGCAACTTGGGAAACCCCAGCTGGTGTGAGTTCTTCCACTTACGGCATCTGGGCAAACGACTCCAAGGTCTTCGCCTATTGGAGCGGGCGAGTTTGGTCCCTCACAGACGGGGAAGTGTCCTGGGTCGATGAGACAGGGGCTCTTCTCCTGTACACACTGACAGGTGGCAGCAGCATCGCCCGTTTTTT